CCTCATCATCTCCCGAATCATCTCCCGAATCATCCCCCGAATCATCTCCCGAATCATCCCCCGAATCATCTCCCGAATCATCCCCCGAATCATCTCCCGGTTCGCCCTTCTTTCCTTTCTTACCTTTCTTCCCTTTCTTACCACCCGGATCATCCTCATCCCCACTTAAAGGCTCTATATCATCCTCAGTAACATCATAAGTATCATTGGCAGACTCTATCTTGGATGAAAATACTTTTCCAAGGTCTATCTTGGTTTTACTTAACTTAGACTTGATTACCTTTCCGACAACTTCAGGTAATACTGTTATGGTGATCTTTCTTTTCCCATTCTTATCAACATCCCCTACCTTTACAATCTGAGCAACCTCTCCGGTCGCCTTAACAGTACAAGAGTCACCAACTGACCACCCACCCTCACCATCACCTTCATCATCACCTTCATCATCTCCCTTATCGTCACCCTTATCACCACCCTCATCATCACCCTTCTCATCACCCTCGTCGTCTCCCTCGTCATCCCCTCCGGGCTGTGGCTCCCCTCCGGGCTGTGGCTCCCCTCCGGGCTGTGGCTCCCCTCCGGGCTGTGGCTCCCCTCCGGGCTGTGGCTCCCCTCCGGGCTGTGGCTCCCCTCCGGGCTGTGGCTCCCCTCCGGGCTGTTCTGGCTCTTCAGACGGCTCCGGCTCTTTAGAAGGCTCACTAACTGTTCCAAGAACAGTCAAATCATCTATGTCAAATTCCTTTATTGGTTCAGATTCTTTTGGAAGATTGTCTTCACCTGCACCAGCCATAATCTTATCTAAATAATCTTTATCAAAAGTTCTAACCCCTGCCTTATTTGTATCAGGGGAAACAGAACCCACAACCCCATACTCCCTGGTAGATTTACTACTAACAATATCCCCAACACGAACTCTCGGCCTCTCCTTCTGCTGTTTTGGATCTTTCCTAACAGGGTTCTTCTTAGCCTGTACCTTTGTCTTGTCAGTATTAAACAATCTAAAGTGGAAGTAATCTTTCAATATTCCGTAGAGTTGCATAATCTGAGACGTAGAAACATTTGTCATACTTTCCTGAATAAATGCCGGATTCATACTCAACACAATAGGATACTTTTCTTTATCCTTAATCTTACCAAAGAAACCACTAATTTCAGAGCCAGAGGCTTTAGTCGTCGTAACATAACCAATTTTTCCTATATCAACCATCTTTGTAGATCCAAAAGCAGTTAGCTTAGAACCATCAACAACAGCATGGGATACTAACAACCTACCCATCCCATTTATAGGCAAAAGATCCTTGTCCGGCATCAATTCATCATGATAACGATTCTCATTCTTACCCGGAACCTTTCTCGTTAAGTTATAGTTAATGATACAATCTGCCCAAATATTATTCTCACCAAAATTGAAACCCTGAACAACATTAAATCCACGCTTATGAGCATGTAAATTATTAACGTGATCCACTTCATGTCTCAAAGCATACGCAACAATATGAGCTATCTTTGAAGACATATCAAGTTTGCCTTCTTTTCCCATATCCATTTGCGTACTCGTAGTACCATTAGAACCCATCACCAAATACTGAGCAACAAACTTAACAAGAAACTCTCGGTTAATTGAAAGTGTAAAAGACTCTAAAACCTCATTATACCCAACACCAAGAGTAGGAACATTAGGATTGTCGTACACCTTCTTCATAGTCTGGTATACGTTACTATATGTATGAGTAGTAGCAAGAACCTTCTCACCAGCAGCTAAAAGCTCAGAAGAAAGACTATCAATATTGATTTTGGTAGACCTAAGAGCATCTACAAAATTAGTGTCAAACTTCTGTACCATCCCTTGATACTTCTTCGTTACCTCAAAAAACTTCTTCGTGTCACAAAAACCATAAGAAATAGCTCTTCCGTGCTGTGGAAAAGTCAAAGTTAAACCAGTAGGAATCCCTCGAACAGCTACAATAGCCTGATAATTTATAGCATTCAACTCTTCATAGGTAAGATAAGTTTCTTCAGTCGCCCTACTCGAACTATCTATATACCACTGGATAAATTTAGCATAGTCGTCAATAGTATTTATAGGCTCAGAATAAACACCCTTAACAACAACACCAGATTGTTCATATAGCTTAGACATTACTTAGTGCCCCCATAGAGTCTACGATTTTCATTTTCCGGTCATCCCGCATAGTGTTCATCAAGTCTTCAACAGCCACAAAATTACGTGTTACTCCATCAAAACCTGTGTAAACATAAGTAGTAGCCTTTATATACACCATACTCAAAAAACCCTTGGAAAATACAAAATGTACAAAAGCCCGAATCTTGTACCTCTGACCCTTCACCCAAACAGTTGAAAGGTATATCAGAATCTCGTTCTTCTGCATAATCATCTTATCTGCATACAAAGACCTGCTTATCTTTTCAAGAGTATTGAAATAAGAAGGATATTCTAACAACCTACAAGACACAATATCCCCTTCTCCGGGTAGGTACTCTTGACAAGTAATACCAATGGTATCCATAACATCACTCAGCTTATCTTGAAGTTCTATCATTTATCCCGTCCAGCCTTTTGTTTGTTATAGGTAAGAACAGCATTCACCATGTCTGGATCTTTCATCCCAAACTTTGACATAACGTAAGTAGCAAAGGTACTATCCAAAAACAACCTGTTAAACCACTCATAAAAATCATTATTACCCTCAGCAGAAGTTACCAAGTTAAAAAAGAAATCTACAGCATGTCGCTCATCCATAACAACATCAACAATACCACGGAAGAAGTATTGCTGATTTAACACATTTGCTTTGAAAATTTCCGCATGTGCTACCGCATCACTAGCAATCTTCTCAGTAACTTTCAACTGGTCTGTCTGCAAGGAAAACAACTTCCTGATGTACTTAGTAGCAGTCACCTCATCAATAACATCCGACAACTCCAGTGAACTTCTCCCCATTGCCCCATTAAAGAAGGTAAGAAATTCAGGGGCATACTTTTCTCCAAGTATAGAAGTAATACCTTTGGTTCTGAAAATCTTAACTTGATTATCTATACTTAGCAACTTTGAAAGACAGGCGCTAAGAGTATTCCCAAGAGATGCGGCATCCTTGTAGTCCCCTTTTACGGCAGCATCAATGGTATCATAGATACTCTGCACAAAATCTTTCACAGAATACTTAACCCCACCATACTCCACAGGGTCTATCGTTGGATCATACCCTGCCCAATTTTGAGGAACCAAGTCAAGTAAAAATTTTGCCCTATCCGTAAGACCAGCCATATCCCTCGGAAGTGGTTGAATCATCCGCGACTCGACTGACCCATCATAATCAAGAACAGCACCACAAAATGAAATATTGTCCATGTGCTTAATCGACTTGTTCAACGTACTCCAACCTCGAAATGTCGGAGCACCATGACCAAATCCTACATCATCAGCTTCACCTATAGGAGCTTCTACATGCATAAACATCTTAACAAGTTCATCTGGGGTCTTACTTGCCAAGTAATCTAAAATAACAGAGGAATACCCTTCTGACTTTATACCTGCCAGATAATCCGTGGCATCCTTATCAGTATAACTAAGTTTTACATACATAGCAGAACGGCCAGAAAAAGCAGAGTCTATGGTGTTTGCCCCCTCATATCTATCACCATAATTCATAGCCTGAAGTACAACTACCTGTCCGGGTTCAAATTGGACGCCAAATAATTTTTGGTCCGAAATTGCTTCAAAAACTGAGGACATCGCTGTTTGTTGTGCCCTATTCAACTCATCAAAAAAGACAACTAACTTCTGCCCCTTCTTGAGCTTCCTAATTCTTTTTGTAAACTCAATATCAGGGGCAAAAACAGTTACCTCTTCCGGTAGACTAAGCTGCCCCAAAATTGCCGGATCTTTCAACTGAGCATACAAAGGATGAGTTTCTGGTAACTTCCCTTTAAGATCCTCTAACGCATAATCAATAGTGTTAATAGTCTTCGGTGCCCCCATTACATCAACTCTGTCTTTTTGAGACATATTGATAACAAATGGAGGGTCCAAAGCCATATCCTTACATACTTCATTAACTCTTGAGGTTTTCCCATAAGATGTCGGGGTAATCATCATCATAGCATTACCACTACCAACACAATTCCTTATTCCCTTCTTAAACTCATCTTCTTCTTTACCGGGAGAATCATCTACATGCTTAACTATACTCTTATAATTAGTCTTGAGGTACTTCAAATACTCCGAAGACACAGCATTCTCACCTATCAAGTTAGTAATAAAAACAGGATTAAAGAAGTCCTTCTTTTCCTCTACAGCATTAACATGGTTACTCACAAACTCCCAAGACCTGTAATGAGGAAACGGGTCTAATGCCGCTCTTTTCTCCTGACCATCACCGTACTTCTTGTAGATGTCAGCCAAGACATCAATACTATACGCCTTTTCGGGAGTATCTACAAAATCAACAACAGATTTATGCCATCCTGCACCCTGAATATATTTCTTCCACCTACCATAAACATCTTTAGGATTAACATTTATAGACTCAAACCTTTGCGCTGCTGCCGGATCATTGATCATAGTAGTTGCATATATATCATGTATCGAAGGATCTAACCCTATAGGGGCATTAGCAGCACACACTATACTACACTGCTTCATCGAATGATTATTATATATCTTCTGATTAAGAATAGCAGTAAGTGTTGCAATAACAGACTGAGGTGCCCGATTTATCTCATCAAGAAACAACAATACTGGCTTTTTCCATTCTTCAAACTTCTTCCTAAGAGCCTCTATAGTATCCTTTTCATCTTTAGGAATATCTGGGGTATCTGTAAGATACTTCTCAATCTGAACATACTTCTGAGTCGCAAATTCCTGAAAATCATCCGTCGCCGTTATCATCTTGTCCATTGAAGCAGAATAAGACATCATCCTCTGTGTCTCATCATCAGTAGCAAACTTCTTCATACCTTCAAAGTCACTTCTTTCAACAAATGCACAGTTTCTCACGAAAACACCAGAACTAAGAGCGAAATTATGGTATTCAGGGACATTCAAACAATACGCATTAGAAATTTCCTCAACTACCCAAGCAGACACAACCTTACAGTCCCTATTTTCTCTGCCTGACATTAACAAAATTCCAGAAATTAGGTCTTTTGCCTCACACTCAGAACCATCTCGAAGAATAAATTTGTGGTCCGGCGTTACCCTTACCTTTTCTCCGTTATCAATCTCAACTTCAACAAAAGAAGCATTCTCTCTTGTTACTCCAAGTGCTGTGGCAAGAGCAGGAAAAATAGTCCCATCTTTCTTACATGAATAAACCCACACCTTATCACCAGCAGGAATATCTTTGATCTTTTTAGAAGTACCGTCAATCAACTTTATTTCTGTGTCCCCGTGTAAGCACCTGAAGTCCACAAGTCTATACCCAAGCTCTTTTGCTAATTTCTTTACAAGTGCAGATTTAGCTACGGCAGTAGGCCCAATAAGTGTAGCAACTTGCTTCGCATCATCAGACCTTTTCAACAAATACTGTCTTAGCCACGTCTCAACAGGATCAAGTGTTCCTCCTGAAATACCTGGGGAAGCCCCACTACCGGCATTCGGAAGAGGAGCCTCGTACAACTCTTCACCCTGTCCTCGAAACTTCCGTAGCTGCTCTGTAAACTGCCCGATAGCCTCAGTAGTTGGAGTAGGAATAGCAGGGGTAGGAACAGTGGCATCCTTAGCTTCTGGATTCACAGGGGCAATTACAGGGGACACTCCCGGTCCATGATACTCAAGACCAGCCTTATCTCTCTCAGCAAAAGCACCCAAAACACTTGCAGTAAGCAACGAGTTTACAAGTCCTTTTATCTCATCTGAACTCTTCGTATACCACAAAGAAACAATCTCACCAGCCTCTTTCACAATGGAAATAGAATCTGAAAAGTCTGAAATATTGAGTTTCGCCATCAGATTGTCTTCATCCAACGTGACATACCTTAATATCTCGGCATAGTCAACAACATCAATCAAAGCCTCTATCTTAGAACCCTCAGAATAAAGCTGCCTATTCAGTTCCTTAACATCATACAAATTCTCCTCTGCAAACACATACAAATTCAAAGGGTGTAGCTTGTAGAAACGAAAAGAAGCCTTTGCCGGAAAACCCCCAAATACAGGGTAAGTATCATACCCATAAAAAGGAGCAATCAACTCCTTCTTTGACAACATCCGGGTATAACTTCCTGTGAATCTTTGGGCAGAACGAACAAAAGGGAAGATACTCTCAATGTCCAAAAGCATTTCAGACTCCTATAACTTTGCAGCCTTGACCAACATAATACGAATAATAACGTCGAGGTACTTGATATTTCTTGATTCTTCCACATTAGGCATCTTATCTGACTCTTTTGCAACCCTACCAATAAGGGCATCAAGCTGTCCTGAAGTCATCCCTCTCAATGTCGCGCCCTTCATAAGAACCTGCACAGAACCCGAACTAATAGAAAACAGGTTATTGTAAATATCATTCATAATAGCTGTATGCATACTCCACAACTCTGCTTCCTTTACTTTCCCCTCATACATACCCTCTAAAGTAGTAGGATCAACAACAGACACAAAATCAGGGTCGCCATCCATTATATCCGTAACAACTCTTCTGTAAAAATCCGGCTCTGTTGCTACCTGCGGGAAACTCTCGTGATAACTTGCATTATACTGAGCACTTGTAGCAATCAAAATACTGGCTACATCATAACCTCTTCCCGTATTCGTTCCTGGTGTTAGCTTTCTTACATTCTTACTAGTCTTATCATACGCCTCTTCTATAGAATCATGCATCTCTTTACCGGAAATAATCTTTGACTCTTTACTTAATGCAAAAGTAGAGGTAACAAAACTATTCCCCTGAGTATCACTTAGGTTAATCTCCCACTTTCCTTTCGCAAACTGATAAACAATAGAACTCTCCTGCTCAACAAGCATCTTCATGTATCTGTCAAAATCTGCTCCAAGATCCTTCTTGCCCGAAGGATCACTAAACTTGTTAACAAACATAAGAAAAAGAGGGTGTTTTGCATACTCTACAGCAGTGTTTCCACCCAAATTCCAATTCATGACCATTTTCCCTGCCAAAACCCCTTTAAGTCCCTCAGATACTCTTTCCCTTCCCTCTTTAGTAGGAAGTAACTCTGCAAAGTCAAAAGCAACAAGTCCAAGCCGAGGATTCCCACAAAAACAAAAACAAAGACAAGCCTCATCCTCAAACCACCGCAAGCTACCAAAAGGAACCGTTCTACCACTGGCAGTCAAAGCTGAACAGGTATACCTCTCGATAGGATAACCAGACGGTAATGAGTCTATCCCTTGATAAGCAAACGTAGTAAACTGGTCAAGCTCCACTTCAGGAGATAACCACGTATCAAACCTTTTGTCAGGGTCACTTCTTGTATATACTGATACAACTTTTCTCATTATCAAAAACCTATCTATCAAGAAGACATGTTGTTTATACCACGAACAATAGTAGAGAAAGACAGAAATAACTTATTTGAATCAGTGTCTTCAAATGAGTTTACAAACTCATCAAACTTCTTCTTATCTTTCAACTTAGTAAACAACGCCTTATATAACCTCGATGTTTTTACTCTAATGTCAGCACAAGAGTAAAGCTCCGCAGCTAGGTTTTCTTTTGTAACAAAACCAGAAAACCCACCAACTCTTGTCTTATTATAGTTGTAACTCACAGCCAAAGGAAATGCTAAATAATAAGAGTATACAAAGCTCTTTAAGACATTACCAACCTTACTTCCCGGCTTCATCACAGAAGGGTCCGCATCAACCATATCCTCAAGATGCACCCTGATTCCTGACCTGTCTGAAAGCAACCTATTCTTCACAAATAAGGTATTATTAGTAAAAACATCATTCAATGTAGTAACAAGACTATCAATAGTTGCTTCAAGAGTACCACCATAAAGTTTTGGTAACTCAACCTTATTCAACAACTCAAATGTTGTTCGCACACTTGCCCAAGTGGTATCAAAATTAACCCCAGAACTACCAAATCCGGCATCAAATATAATCCTATGTGTTATAGGATCTTGCTTCTTCCATGTAGCAAAAAACGACCTAACAGGTGTAATGGCTACCCACTGCCCCAAAACATCATAAAAAGACTTTATAGCAACAGTATCATAACTTAGCATTTTTTGCCTCGTAGATTCTTCTAAGGATTCCAAACTCCGAAGATTCCCGTAAAAGTAAAGTGTCCCTCAACGACCTCTGCTCCTTAACAACACCCGAAACCCCTCCCAAAGACTTCTTGTAAGCCAACATACAAAGCTGACTCCACTTATCAGAGTTCTCCTCAATGTCAGGATAATCTCTTCCAACTGAAGCCTTCGCCTCTTCCCATGCTTTTTTCTTATTCACGTCGCCCATGCTATGCTATTGCTTCTTTAGAGATATTCCCATTAACATCCACAGTCGTATTTACAGTAACTTGATTCCCACCAGTACCCATCAAAATTGTCTTTGGTTTCTGGTTGGTATGCCTGTCAGTAACCTCTCGACTATAGATAACATCCTTCATAAACGTCTTTGAATTAGCACTTATATCAACTGTCTCACCATCAAGAGTTGACTTAACATCACTCCCTGTAAAGTTTAGTAAGTCTGTCTTTGCCTTAATATCAACAGTATTTGAAAGTATGTTATGAATATCAACCGCATCAGCCTCAGTTATCTTCTCAGAAGACCGCACCTGCTGAACTGAAACTGCACTCAACAAATAATCAAAAAACACATTTATTGAGGCCTTTGCATCGGTACTAAGAACAGAATAGATGTACACATACCTACCAACACCTGTCCTTGTCATAGGACTTGATGGAATAAGAACAGTTCCAGTAGAAGTTATTATTGTTATATGGACATTATTCGCATCCGGGTCCATAGGCAATCCTGTAAGATCAAACAACCTAACATAAACATTGTAGGTATTAGATCCAGCATCAGGAATAATCATAGGACTATCAACAATACCTACAAAATTCGTACTATTCTGAATATTGGAAATTGCATTCAGAATAACAGACTGTGAAGCAGGATCAGAGGGAAGATTGGTTGTCTTTGTACCAATACCACCAAGAAGATCATCCACGGAACCAGAAACAGGAGCACCAACAGAAGGAGCAAGTTTCATTGCGTCCCTTACCTGCTGCTGATTTATAGAAGATGATGAAACAGTAGCATCGACAGGAAAACGGTAAGGTAAACAACCAACTGCCTCTACAACACACTGATACAGAACAGGCTGTTCAAATTCAGGATTACCAAACTGAATCCAATAATTGCCCTTACCAGACTCCTGTAAGTCGCATTGCCAATCCTGAAGATTTAACCTTGGAATCATAACCTCAGTCAAAGACAACCTACCCCAAATATACTGCTTAGATAAATATGCAGATACACAATACTGAGAATAAGGAGAATAAGGACTACTTGGAGGTGTAAACCCAGAAACCCACCGAGCATACCTATCAACATGGACCTCATCAATCCAACCATCAAAGCCAACAGGACTGCCAGACCCATAAGCACCGAAAAACAAATGTGTGGTAACAGAATAAAAGTTCAAATACCCACTTCCAGAAGAACAGGCTAAAACATCACTCCCAACCAATGTTCCGTCTCTGAAAAAATAATGTGTTGTTCCACTCTTAACATAAGCTACATGATACCAAACTCCAGTATTAACAACAAAACCAGAATCATTTATGTTTATAGAACTACCACCCATCATCCCTAGCACAGACAAATTAAGATGCCCAGAAGCATCTACAGTTATTGATATAATACGGTCACTAATAATAGCAGTTCCAGCAAGATGCCTTATTGCAGAAGGAACCGTATCAAACATTATCCAAAAATCAAGAGTAAAATCATACTGTATTGCATTTGCTTGGGGCTTTGTTTTATTCCCAAGCTCCCAATCAATCGAAACTGGATAAACAAAATATTTATTGTTCATCCTCAAAGAGGAGGAACCAAACTTATATTGGGCAGTATCAATAGTCGGGGAATTTGAAGCATATACAACATTACTTCTTAAAGAGGAATCAGTAATATTTGTACTTCCGAGAATATCCTCGAAATGAAGAAGCAGTCTTGTCTCCAAAGGAAACAACCCTAGCACAGAAGTCTTAAAATCTGTTTCATCAATAAGAGCTACAGGGAAAAACTGGTCTACTCCAACTTCGCCTTTGAACATACTCTATCCCCTAAGTATGATTTCCTACTAATAGTTAGGACACTTGAACTTCACCCTACCACAAACAATCGTGTGCTTCTTATTGATAGGATCACCACCATTCTCAACCCAAAGACTAAATTTCTGACTTGAAATAAAAGTCAGGGTATCCTCTTTCAGAAGATGTAATATACCCTTACCATTCATGGTATCAGTTATATCTACCTGAGTAGGATCATAAGAAGACTTAGAAACACTTCCGCTGGAAAACATCACAGTCCACCCATTCAAGTCAAAAGGATTCCCAGAAGAATCAAGGACAGAAAATGATACGTCCGAAGAATCTCCTTTAATAACAACTAAATCTCGCGCTATAGACATCGCACATACCTCTATAATACAAGTATATTAAGTACAAATATCGTGGACCTCACCAAAGATGCTTACAGCATCAACAGAACTCTTCCACTCTGTTTTATCCACGTCAGCCCCGTCAAAGGACAGGCTATCAATTGTTCCTGAGAAACAAAACGCTTCTTTTCGTACTTCCGCTCTTGAAAACTCATCAACAAATATAGAGTCTTCTGCGAACGGATTAAGAACTGGACCGAACCCTTTTACAAATTCCTGCACCAAGACATCATCGAACACAGAGACATTAAATGTCAAGTAGACATCAGAAGAATCAGACAGACTAATTATCTCAAACACCGAAGTATTTATTGACAAACTAACAAACAAGTTATCTTGTGTAGATATATCATCAAATACTGATATATCACCAGTTGTCATTAACGAAGTAAGCAACTCAAAGACTGAAACTCTCTCATAGACAACACCAGCAAGAGGAACTTCTACATTATCCTGATCGGTAATAGTAACTATATCAGAAACAAATATAGCAGGCAAGCGAATCCGTGAATTACAGTAATCATTAACTGAAATATCTTCATAAGAAAATACTGTAGGTAAAGGATTACTTACTGAAATATAATCTCTTACAAGAACACTATCACGAACACTAACTTTACCAAGAAGAATTTCTGCCTCAACAAACTCCGAAAGGTAAACATCATCCGTAACAAACACCGAAGGAAGCACGCACCGAGTTAGTAATAACTCCCCAATATGTACTGCATCAAATACGCTTACCCCACTCAACGGATTCTTAGCAGATACAACTTCTGAAACATAAACAAAATCAAAAACAAACACACTAGGCAAAGGCAACTGCATTCCAACAAACTCAATAACAGACACATCATCTATAACATAAGCACCACTCAACGGATTCTTAATAGAAACAACTTCCGAAACATGAATAATATCAAAGACAAACACACTTTGCAAAGGAGCATCAACATTCACATACTCATGTACAGAAACAACATCAAAAACACTTACACCATATAAGGGCAGATTAGAGAACACAGACTCTTGAACAGTAATAGAGTCGGCGGAATTTGCGGGGAGTACAATTGGGTTTACAGTAAGTAAATCGGAGACATGAACAATATCAAAAACACTAACACCGGGAATTAGATTATCAACATATATCTGATCAAAAACCCCAACAAAATCAACTACAGCCACTCCGGGCAACAAAGACTTCGCATCCACAAACTCCATCAAAGAAACATCATCAAAAACCACTCCCAAAGACAAAAGAATCTTAGCAGAAATAAAATCAATCACATGAACAGCATCAAAGACACTAATCCCATGCAAAGGACTGTCAACAAACAAACTCTCACTTACAGCCATATAATCAGATGTACTTATACCAACCAGCGGTAACTCATGCTGTATGTACTCGTAAAAGAAAATAACATCAAAAACAGACATGTAAATAAAAGGATTAGAACAAACAGCATTATCAATCAAACTCACAGAGTCGCTAACATAAATATTAACAGAAACATAAACATCAACAGCATCTACCACAGAAATAGTATCTTGAATAATAACAGGGGGAATCTCGATAATTACAAAAGAAACATCTCCAACACCTACATTATCAATTACTATCCCTCCTACAGCAACACTAGTCATCTCCGTCACTAAAATACCATCAAAGACACTTACTAATCCAAGCTCTTCTTCTAAAAACAAAATTTCTGAATGGTGTATCTCATCAAATACCAACACACTTCCAAGGTCTTCTCGTACATCTGAAAATTCATCAACAAATACAGAGTCGGATATGTTAATCTTTCCAAGATTTTCTATGTTTGTTATCTGTTCGCCTACAAAAACACCATCATAAACAAAAATATCGCCCAAACTCTCCGTCAAATTCAAAAATTCTTCTACTAACACAACATCAAAAATATCAACAAACCCAAGATGCTCCTGAACACTTACAAACTCACTCACATAAACAAAATCAAATACGCTAATCTCTCCAAGGTCTTCTATAACGTCTGCATATTCATCAGTATTTAGTATCTCAAATATTGAAATATCACCAAGATTTTCTTCCACATCCAAAAACTCACCAACAAACACAGAATCAAGTATCTCAACATACCCAAGATCCTCATTTGCCTCCAACAACTCCATCACAGAAATATCATCAGAAACAGATATATAACCAAGACCCTCTACTACATCCGAAAACTCATAGACTAACACATTATCAAATACTGAAACATCTCCAAGATTTTCTGCCAAGTCAAGAACTTCAGACACATAAACACTATCAAAAATACTAACGTAACCAAGTTCTTCTTCTGCTACTAACGACTCGTCTACAGATAAATCATCATAAACAAAAATATCCCCAAGATCCAAAACACCTACTACAACTAACTCAGAAGAATACACCAAATCAAAGACAGACACATCACCGAGATTTTCTTTTACTTCCAATAACTCAAACAGGTCAACCAAATCAAATATTGAAATATTTCCAAGGTCTTCTCTTACTGACAATTCCTCATAAATGGTAATATCATCAAAAACAAAAATACCCTCGGTAGACTCTATGCCATACAAACTCTCTGCCAAATGAACACCATCACTTACAGAAACATCTCCAAGATTTTCAACAAGAGACAGAAACTCTTCTGCGGCAATAGAGTCATTAACCGATATAACACCTAAACTCTCAACCACAGATAAAGCATCGCCTACAAACACCGAATCGGTTACACTTACTCCTAAATTCTCCTTGCCTAAAACAAACTCATTAACAAAAACAGAATCAGAAGCAGCTACATCTCCCAGATTTTCAACAACACTTAGAACCTCACTAACAAGAACTTGATCAAAAACACTCACAAATCCAAGGTTTTCTTGGACAGTCAACTGCTCAAACGTGGTAACTGTATCAAAGATCGAAACATTTCCAAGATTCTCTTGAACTGATAGCTGCTCAAAAGTGGTAACTGTATCAAAGATCGAAACATTTCCAAGATTCTCTTGAACTGATAGCTGCTCAAAAGTGGTAACTGTATCAAAGATCGAAACATTTCCAAGATTCTCTTGAACTGATAGCTGCTCAAAAGTGGTAACACCATCGAATACTACTATTGAAGTTGGAGGTATATCTACATCTGTATTCTCCAAAACATGTACTAACTCATAAACAACAACAGTGATATTTTCAGATTCTTCAACCACATCAAAGACAGAAACAGTATCAACTACAGATATGTAAATAACAGGATTAGAGACACTTAGATTTTCAGAAACATTGACATCCTCAGATATACCTATTCTTCCTAAATCCTCACGGGCATCTATATTTTCAAAAACAGACACAGCCTCAGATACCGAAACACCCCCAAGACTCTCAAACAAAGTCAACAATTCCGACACAGCTATAGAATCAGAAACAGAGATACTCCCAAGATTAAGAACAGAAACACTAACAGCATCAAATACAGAAACAGAGTCATTTATGCTTATAGAACCAAGATCCTCCTGCACACTCAAAACATCAAAAACAGATACCGAGTCAGATACACCTATACTTCCAAGATTAAGAACACTTAAACTCACTACATCAGAAACAGTAATAGTATCACTTACACTAACTGCCCCAAGGTCTTCCTTTACAGACAATACCTCAGAAACACTTACTGTCTCAGAGACAGAGACAGAAGGCAATGGAGAACTAACACTAAGAAGCTCAGAAGAAGTTACCGTATCAGAAACTAAGATATTACCAAGAGTTTCTTGCCCGATCAACAATTCAGATGTGGTAACTATGTCAGAGACAGAAATACTACCAAGAACCTCTTGGACTGTTACCAATTCAGAAGAAGTTACCGTATCTGAAATTGAAATTAAACCAAGACTCTCCTGAACTATCAACTGCTCAAAGGCAGCCACAGTATCAAAAATCGAAATATTACCAAGAGTTTCTTGTACTGATACTAACTCAGAAACAGTAACTGCGTCTGAAACAGAAATATTTCCAAGATTCTCTTGAATTGTCACCAATTCAGACGTAGTAACTGTGTCAGAAACAGACAAAAGAATTGGATTAAGACTAATAGACAGTGTTTCGTTAGTAGCAATAGCATCAGATATGCTTATTGCACCAAGGTCTTCTCTTACCGTCAATAATTCTGAAGTTGAAACAGTGTCAGAAACTGACACCAAAAGGGGAATTGAAACAGACAAAGACTCTGTTAGGGAAACAGAGTCAGAAATAGAAACACGTCTTGAAGGACGTAAACCAACAAAGGGTACGCCAAGTACCGTTACTTTTGTAACGGCAGTAGAACCCATTTACACTACCTCAAAAGCATCAGTATTAGCAGGAGCACCTGTGAATGCGTCGCAAGTAAAATGGCCTCTACCTCCTGTAAGACTATAAGCAGTAATAGCCTTTGCCTGACCTGAGAGATTACCGCTCCTCCAAACTATTGTTCTATCTTTCCAATAATTTGCAGTTGCATTTGTCAAACTCGAAGTCTCAAACTCAGTAGAAGTAGGTGAAAATCCGGCTGTGTCAACTGTACCTGCTTGCATAGTTGCTGCTGATTCAGATAACCTACTTGCGGCAGTAGCACTTCCTGCTATTTGATCCGTATTAGCAGTGACACGAGCCGTCACTGAACCAACTGCCTGAGACACATTGTATCTCGCGGTCTGTGTGAGTGTTCCTGCAAATCCACCCCCTACATTGTCAATATAATCCATACACCCTCTGAGCTTAATTGACCCTCCGGTACAATTTGAATCAACAATAACTCTACAATTACCCTCAACAATGGTATAATTACCAGTAGCCATAGAGTTAAGATTTACTCCACCATGCCAATCCCTGAATCCAATCCTTGCTGAAGCAGCATAGACAAATACAGGATTTGTGTCTGTAGGATCGCCATCACTGCAATCCAAAGGCCAATAAGTTGCAGAAGCAATCATGGTAAAGGTTCCGGTAAAGCTACACCGGAAGAACCATGCACTATCCATCGTACATGTGCCTACCAATGAGTCATAAATGTTGGCTCCTGTTCCAGAACTTACTCCTGTGATACTCGAAGACCCGTAAATTGCAATATTGGAAATACTCTGTCCATTCAAGTCAATAGTATAGTTATCCCCTTTTATAGTGTAATTAGCAGAAGAAGCTGTCAGTTGAATAGCTGACCCATTTGCTATTCTAAAGTTCTTGATATTTAATGCAGCAGCAAGGGTTAAGGCACTAGACCAGAGATTAGTAGGTTTATCTACTGTACCATGCACATAAGATGTAGAACCTGCGATACCATTAACAGTATCTACCCAAATACATCCGTCTTGGTATCCTGCTGCAAGCTGTGAGTAAGGTGTGGCACACTTCAAGTCAAATCCAGTAGAGCCTTTTGTAAGAAGCATACCATTTCCAGCACCGGCACCAGTGGCATTTATACCGTGACCGGCAGTGCCTCCTGTAGCAGTAAGCCCATCCCCTGAAGTTGACGTACCAGATATACCAGATCCAGATGTTGCGCCGCCTACACAAGATACTCCGATACCAGTTGCTCCACCTGTAGATAAGATACCGGCACCAGAGCCATTACCAGCAAGTGACATCCCCACACCATTACCACCACCGGCAGATACGGTTATTCCATTGCCTGAAGTTGTACTTACATACAATCCTGCTCCAGAAGTTGAACCACCTGAAATAAGCATACCGTAAGTAGCATTTGTAGCACCTCCAACTGCCGCTATTCCTGCTGTGGATGCTGTAGTTCCAGAAGTACCTACTATCCCATGCCCACCAGTACCAACACCAGTTGCTGAAATTCCTGCTCCCGCTGTACCGGCTGTAAAGGTTGCAGCAGATCCAGAAGTTGCAGATACAACAAGTCCCGTACCTGAAGTAGATCCACCTGCTATAGTCATTCCATTAGTCGCGTTTGTAGCACCACCAATTGCATAAATTCCAGCGGTTGATGCTGTGGTTCCAGAAATTGCATAAATTCCATGCCCACCGGCACCAACTCCTGTACAAGATAGACCTGCACCAGATGTAGCACCAGCAGTAATTTTCATCCCTCCACCAGTAGTACCACCGATGCTATACACCCCCGAACCTGCTACGTTACCTACAGTGTAGATACCATGAGCGCCAGAGGCACCTCCACTGCATATCAATCCGGCTGTTGTTGATGAATTACCACCAGTAGCCGCTATACCACCTCCGGCAGTATTCCCAAGTGCATATATTCCGTTTGCTAAAGCTGCTCCACCAGCCGCATAAATACCTCCAGTTATAGCACTGTTTCCACCAACTGCCTTTATTCCGTTACCTGCACCATTACCAGTACAGATAAGCCCCTGCCCACCTGTCCCTCCTAATGCAGCTATACCACCAGAGGCTACGTTGGCACCTCCAGTAGCACTAACACCATGACCAGTACCAGTACCAATGGCAAGGATAGCACTTGAGTTAGTTGCTGATGTAGATGCACTAATTCCCGAAGCTCCATCTGTCGCACCACCAACCGCAGATATACCATGACCCGCTGTATTTCCAAGTGCATAAATTCCACAAGCTAGTGTAGTACCTCCAGTACATTTTAGACCTGCTGTGGTTGCTGAATTTCCTCCTGTTGCAATAATCCCATTACCTGCGGCTGCTCCTGTAGCTGACAACCCATGACCGGCAGTACCACCTGTCAAAGTCATTCCATTACCAGAAGTTGACGTTGCTTTTATACCATCACCTGAAGTCCCTCCACCAATTGCGAGAATACCGTTTCCGGTTGTTGCTGATCCTACTGCATAAATACCATTATAAGAAGTACCTACTCCTGTTACACTAATCCCATGACCTGAAGTAGCTCCAGCAGATATAGTCTCTCCATTGCCTGTAGCTCCTCCCGTTATCTTAAATCCTGCTCCTGTACCGTTTCCGGTAGCATTCAATCCATTACCATTCGATCCAGATGATGTAAGTACAAGTGCATCCCCACCCGAATTACTTATAGTCATCTGTTTAAGGGTAGCCGATCCCGCAGCACCGTCCGCAAGTAGATTACACTGTACCTCAAAATCTGCTTGAGCTAAATTTGTAGCCCCAGATACTGATATGAGAAGTGAGTTTGTTGAAGCAAATCGAGCATCTGCAATATGAATCTCATACACACCTTTATGATTGGTTGCATCTACTTCTTTGAATCTGCATTTGGTAGCAGTTGGAGCAGCATAAGTTCCAAGAGTTGCAATTGTTTCTATTGTAGATCCTGCTTGCGTATAGGTTGTGGCAGACGCTTCAGCTATCTGAATTGTACTAATTATTAGTCCGGCTGAGGAACTTGACAATCCCGTAAGACCTGCACCTGTAGATACTGAAGAGTCCATTAACTTGACTCTTAATACTACACTCGTAGGTGATACACCATAACAGAGCTTTGCCATAAGTTCACCTCAATCCTGTTGTTCCTGTAGGATATGCTAATTCATTTCTCATCTGCAATAAAGGCCATTTAGCAGAACTTGCGGGGACAGGTGTACCCACAGTAATAAAAGTGGAAGGAGAATCTTGTGAGTTGTATGATGTACTTATCCAACTAGCGGATCTGACTACTGAGGATACCCTGTGCTCATCAATTCTTCCCGGCCAACCTGTATCAAAACCATCTACAGATTGTTTCCACGCATAACGATTCTGTGTAATGTCCCTTGACCAAGAAGTATCCTGGGCGACATACGCCCCATTTCCGTATGATTTTATGGTAGTTGACGCATTATCATACGATACAGTTATATGTCCCCAATCGGAAGATGGTGTATAAAACACCCCCGTATTAAATGAAGTAATATTGCTGTCGCCATAGACCTTGAACTGGTCATCATCCCCGTTACCCCAGAGAACAAAATCACAGTTATTTCCGCCAGTGCCACCACCCACAAGTCCACGTTGAATATCATAATATGTAATGCTTTGCCATACTTCAACGGTTATTGTAGAAGGATTTGCAAAGGAATTACTCGCAAACCCAGAATTGTAAAAATATGTTGTAGTATTCTGACATTTACCTATTTTGCCATCTTCTTCAGTTGACCCCGTTCCAAACTCAGTTCCTGTATGTCCATTGCCTGTTGCATCGGTTAATGTCGTTGTACCATTCCCATGCCATACCAATAAAAAACTATTTGACCATACAGCATTTCTACCGTAGGTATCTGTGACTGCTGGCATCGTGGCGGAAGAATTATTGTACCAAACATAGACGACTGTATTGACAGTGGACGATACGCTTGTGACCTTCACCCATATTTCACCCGTACCTAGCGCGGGGTTGTTATTACTAGTGAAAGCTACGACTTCAACGGGGAGTTGGGTAACACCAGCAGAGTCTGAAGAAAACCTAATATCACCGCCGTCTGAGTTGGCAGGATAGCTGCCATCAGCATCGAACATCTCGGAAGGAAGATTACCTACAGTAAATAAAACGGGTAAGTTAGATTGATCTGCACTTACTTTAGTGTGATCAATTGTTAATGAGCATTTGCGGTTCCATCCGGTAGGAAAAGCCATTATCTATCCTACACGGTAAAGAGTGTAGTAGCCAGCCAATCAATGTTCGAGTTAACTAGATTTTGGATTACGGAATCCGCGACTGCCCCTCCTGTAGATTGGATCGTGGCATCTTGACATATCAAGGCCATGAAGTACCCGATGTAATCATCAAGACTGTTTGCGAGGTCTGAGGAAAGTTTCGATCTTTGACTATGATTTGTCGTGTCCACAGTTTCATTGCGGATGTCGTAAGACGCCTTCAGCATAGCCCCTTTGGCTCTGCTGCGCAACGGCCCAGAAGCGTATAACTTCGCTATATTATCTAAGGTCGATGTTATGACCAGTGAGTGGTTTGCTTCAGGGGTTTCCACCGTCCGCATGTAATATGCTGCTTCATCTCCAAGTCCTTCATGGTAGACATAAAAACCAACGCTATTCCACAACCCTGTTGGTCTAGACTCGTCAGAATCTTTCCCGACCTCAAAGAAACTAACCCGATACCAAGTGACTCCATCCGTTGCCACTTGCTGCACTTCAGGGGTACTAACTACAAGATATTTTCCAGATAGTTGAGCTAGCAGTGCAGCTTTAGTCATAACCTCTACCTTTCATTATATTTTTGAAATTAACTCTACTGTTACCCAATCGCATGTAAACACATCAGAATCCGTAGCCAGATCCACTTGCAATGTGAATGCCTGATCTTTATTTGTAGATAGGGCACCCCCAGAACCATAAGCACGGTCAGCATCGTGCCACAGATACCCACTCACATTTGCATTGGCAAGATAAATATGACCACAGAGAACTATTGGTGTATTACCCGTTGCTGCAAGTGCCACTACAGATGTACCGTTCCAGCACAGCCTAAAAATTCCGTTCGCACTACCTGTTGTCCTTCGTACACCAGCCTGTAATCTCAGTATCCTGTTATCTACTAAAGTATAAGCTGGAACAGTCATTGTTTTCAGTATTTGAAACCCGGCACCCGTCGCAGTTGAAGATATAGTAGAAACTGCTATCGCCTGTGCAACCTCTTTGTAATTTATTTTCCAGGTTTGCGCACTTGCCGTAAAATCAAGAACAAATTCAAAACGATCCGTAACTCTGTGGTACAGGTTAGTATTAGTTGCATCATTTATTACTGACGGAGATAAGGACCAACACGCCTCAGTATTCAACTTCAATCTTTTCCACCTGTTGACTGAGGCACCAGATCCATAATTTTCATCAGAGGTTCCCCAAGCATCCAATGACCACATCAAGGAAGACAGATACCCAAAATTGGCAAGTTCTTGTCCTACAACACTAGCATTAGAAATAATTCCTCCACCAGCTACATTTATCGGATATAAACATCTAAGACTAACAGCCTTCACCCCGCGAGCATACCAGTTAGTCTTGGTCTCATATCCCCCAGAACCAGAGTAAGATGCTGTGTTTATTGCAAAACTTTCCAGAAGAACCCAATCAGTTGATCGCAAATGTGAAGAAACCAATGTCGGATTATAAGTAGAGTTTGGATAACTTACATCATTCGCTATTCCTAACAAATGATCGGTGTTCCAAGCATTAGCAAATGCCAATTTTGAATAAGCCCGACTATGCACATAGTCTAACATTGTGTTAAACTGTGCTCTAGTTACAGTATAGTCATACCCCGACTCATCCATGAATATACCATCAACTTGCAGCGTATTCCACTGGACTACTTTTGTCTGAAAATTTACCAAAATTTGATTCGCAATGACATAACCAAAAATCAGACATTTTGGATTCAGTACCTTGATCCTTGGAATTATGATCTGCGTATTAGCATAGTCCGGGTGCGTTGGGGATTGTATAGTGTCGCCAAAAACAATAAGATCATACTTAGCAAAATCCTGCGCCACAGCTTCGTTATACCAAGCATTTTGAGCACTATTAAAGCTATTTAGATAGCCATAATAAATCAAGAGATTCTTTGGAGAAGCCTCTTGCTTTTCTAAAGTGTTTACTGAGTTAGATATAGTTTGTATATCTTGACTCATCTGTCTAGTTATATACTTTTTACTCGGCATACTACACCTCTATTTAATAATTTTCTTCTTAAATTTAAGATCAGAAATATCCCACACTCTCATGCAGATAACCTTTCCACCATGATCACCCGCATACCAACAATCCCGTCTTTCTAAATTACAAACACCATACACAACATTGTGCTTTTTTCTATGATAACACTGTGCTGTATCAGTACATTTTCTGTAATAAGAACATCTAAACTTTGTCATTCACTACGGGTACTGCCTTCCCGTCTGCCTGTCAATATGCCTACAGAAAATAGAAGTATCACAAAGAAATGGATGCTCCCGTTTTGCAACTTTCTTCCATCCTGTCTTTTCAAGAACCTTGTTCTCAAGCAACTGATCAAAGAAATAAAGATCCTGAGTCCCGGCTTTTCTCGAAAAAGACATACTCTCAGGATCTAAAAATACCTGCTGAGGTGTCTCAAACACCTTATGAAGAACGGTCCCATCACATGCCTTATACTCGGCTGTATGCTCCCACATCCACTTCAAAATCGAAGTATGAATGAGCAAACAGCCCATTGGAAGACCATCACACCAAACCTTATCCCCTATTTTCCAATCTGTGTATGCTCCGTTACCACGCCCTCTAAAAGTTAAAGGAAGCGTAGGAGAAGCCTTCAAGTAATACAAACCAGAAACTACCGGAATAGTCTCCTTCTTAGTATATTCAAAAAACCTTAAAAAAAGATCGGGCGGTATTAGTACATCATCTTCAATAGTTATCAACCAATCAACCCCTGATTCCAAGGCTTTCTTAGTGATGCAATTGTAGGCATCATCAATGTTATAACCTATAGCCGTATATGCCAAATCAAACCCAGACGCTTCCCAATTCATCGGAATGATCTGGGCAAATCTGTTGTGACACCACTCGTAACGCACCCATCCTTCAGTGGGAGTAGCTATAAGAGTCCTTTTCTTCCACTTCTTCTTGCAATATGACAGAATCTCTCTTGTCCCGGTTGTCTTTTTTGTCTCTTTCATCCCTAGTTATCCTTCCGATAGCTAATAAAACTACCTGCTCAAGCAATGGATTCTTGCTTAAACAGGATGAACAAGTGTAAACAGAATTCACTAACACCGGACCAACATCAACACTCTTTCTACAAAACTGACATTTAATACTTGGCATATCCTACTCCTCAATCTTGCGAAGTGCAATCTCAAGGGTCGCGTGCTTATCCCACGAAACCTTCTCACCCTTCCAAGGCTTAGGTCTATAAATCTGATAAAGAGGTTGATCTTTTATGAAATATGTAGGTGTAGCTTCATTCCAGGGAGAAATATGAGTTGGGTCTTGATAATACCCAAAACTTGTTGCATAAGGGGTCGCTATCATTAACAACCCGTCAGGAACAAGAACCCTCCAACACTCATTCATTAAGTCAATCTGAAGCCACGGTTTAATGTGCTCCACCAAATGACTCATCACAACAACAGCACAACTACAATCTGGCAAAGGCCACGGAAATACCTCTACATCATGCACTATGTCAACACCATCAACCTTACGCTTGTCCATCCCTGTGAATCCTTTTTGCTTATTGAATCCACAGCCAACATCAAGCCGTAACTTCTGCTTAACTAAGAGTTTCCTTAGTCCTGATTTTTTCGCAGACATTGATAGATAACCCTCCAGACGAATCAAACTGTTTAGAGACTTCTTCCTGTACAGGATACTGCACAGGCCCACCCATCCCTATATTATACGCTTCGTTCATCATTTCTGTAAAGACAGATGTATCCTTACTCGACAAACAAAACTTCTTCCCCCAAGGCTTACCCTTATAGGTAAACTGCTTAATTGGAGAAAACGGGCTTTCCAAAAAAGAAAACGGAGATTTCTCTCCGCTTTCACGAACATTCAAACTGTCACTCATAACCGTCCAATCTTAGGAGAACCTCAACTGGTAAGTCGCACTGATAGCTTGGTTACTATTCCATGCACTTGAGTTGAACGTCTGACCACAACACAGGGTTCCACCAGAACTTGTGTTAAACAAACCGAGATTCTGAACGCTCGGAGTACCACCGGGGTTGTCACCGCTTGCCCACGAAGCAGTACACTGAAGAGTACCCGTTGATACAAGAGAATTGGAAGTAGTCTTACGTGTTCCCGTCTCACCCTGCAATGAGGTATGAGAGGCATTAGGGGCAGTGCCGGTTCCAATACCCATATAACTGATCTGCTTACTTGCCCCAACATTACCAACAGAACCTACAATGTAGGTCTGAAACCCGTCATTGACAACCTGATTCTCCTGCCAACCAGAGTCACCAACAATCACAGTTTTTCCGTTCTTAACTTCTCCAATAGCAACACGGAAAAAACCATGTACCTTGATGTTAGAACTTACACTTCTCTTCTTTGCCATACTAACTCCTTCAAAAAAATGTGTCTGTCAATATCGGATACTGTTTACAGATTTACCATCTGCTAAACTAACTCAACATCGAATTTGAAACCACATTCAACTCAAGCTCGGCAGGTGTAGTAGCTGCAAGAGCCGAAATCCTAAGAGTACCAAAAACACGACCATCAATAGACACATTCTTTTCACCTTCACCCTGAACAGAAACTCCAGAAGAAACAAGAACACCAGCATCCGCACCACCCACAAAATTATCAAGAGCACTAATAGCAGCATTAACAACACCAGCCGAAACATCAGTAAGAGCAGCAGAAGCTGCCTTACCAACCGTACCCCACGCTGTCCCTGACGCTACACCAGCAATCACTTGAGCCACTGTTGACGTAGCAGCCTTGGAAATAGTCACACTATTCTTAGCCCACGCAATTGTCTCAGAACCCGCTGCAACTGTGTTCTGCATAACCACAGTATACTCATTGTAAACTTGACCACCAAGAAGAGCAGTAACCGAAACTTTGTTCTTCTCACCATAAGCCTTAGAAGGATTGAAATTGTTATTGCTTTGAGCAAGAACAAGAGAAACAACACCACCAAAAAGATGCTTAAACATCAGGACAGGATTTACAGGAAAACCCTTTCCACCCTCTTTTTCAAGATTAAGGTCAATCGAAGAAGGGGCAACACCAACAACCGCATCCGGCATCATACGGATAGCAGTCAAAGCCTGAGCAACAACAGCAGTACCACCAGCAGCAATAGCAGCAATAGTTCCCCAAGGAGTTCCAGTTACAGTAGCAGCAAGAACCTGAGTAATCGTTGACACACCACCCTGCACATTGATCGTGCAACGATTCGGTGTCCAAACAATCGTCTCATTTCCCTGCAACACCGAATTAAGAACCTCCACACCAAAATCATTCTGCATCTCACCAACATCAATAGCAGTAATGCTCATAATGTTGATAAGAGGAAACTCACCATACGCCTTAACACCAGTAACCACAGGAGCCTGAATAATCTTGCGAATAACGGATACCATATCTTCCTCCTAAAAGTTAAGTTATTTCAGTGCTTTAACTACACTCGAAACTATGAAAGGCAACGTATACAATGCATTATCAAGATGCTTGCAAACTGTTCCTTCAAGATTCGGATTTCTTATCTTGGGTATTCTCTTTTCTTTCTTACCAACCACCGAATCAAGTTGAGTCAAGATGTACCTGTACCCGTAGTAAAGAAAAGATGGACAAGTACACTCAACCTTCAAATCCCCATATATCGCCAACCTCACCCGATCAACCAACCTCAACTTATCATCTGGTATATCTAAAGCAACCTGCAAATCAACCAGTTTTATCTTCTGTTTCCACTTTAATCCAGTACCCGGATAGGTCTGGGACTCAGTAGAAAAAATCAAAGAACTACTCTTCTTATCAAACTTTACAAACTTAGTTCCCGAAGGCAACTTCTTAGATCGTGCTCGTATCTTAGGCTGAACTGCACCCCTCAAATCCCCGTAAGTAAATTCCAGCAAAGAACCACACATTCAAGTCATCTTCCATAAATAGTTTATCAGTTCATCTTGTTGTCATACACAAAGCAGTCACGACTTCTTTATCAACTCATCCAGCTTCTTAATCACCGCCCCAAACCCTTCCTCCTCTTGCTTTCTTCGCTCATTATCTTCTATTTTTTCACGTATCCACTTCACATCTGTTGTAACAACAGTAATACTCTCAACAAGTGCTGCATGGGAACCACACACAAAACCATTCATCTTCTTACTTGGCTTTTCAGAAGAATCCTCTCTTTTCCCTTTCCTAAAAGCCTCAACAAGTTTCACAGCACCTATTCCTCCTCCAGCAAGTAAAGCACCTACCCCTGCCCCTACTTGCCCAAGATATGATGCATCCATAATATTCCTTTTAGATGTAATCCCAAAGATGCTGTATCAAATCTAAATACGCAAATCACGGAGTAGCATCACGACCAACAAAAATAGTCACAATCGCATCAACAGATATGTGGCTATTTGAAAAATACAACTTATCAGGATCGTCCCCGAGAAGTCCTACTTCTCCCTCACCAACAAGCAACTGCATAGAGTCAAGAACAATCGGAGAACCACCAGCAGTATGCACTTTGTAAGAAAGACCTACGGGATACTGATTAGCCTTGATAGCAAGAACATGAACAGCAGTCACAAGACCTGTAAAAAGATCCACTTCCATGTCAGAACTTCCGTGAGGAACTGACACCTCAACCTTGTCAATAGCCTCACATGTAATGTTCTTCTGTTCCGAAAGAGAAGAATCTCCGAGAATCTGCGTGTTCTGAGAAACAACTATAGTATTTGGCATAAGTCCTCCTATTTGTTAAAACTCAATTCCATTTTTACGGACATTTTCTACTACTTCCAAAATCTCGTCCACAGAGTCTATGTTTGACCCAACACAGTAACCTTTAACCAAACCACTATTTTCTTTTATCTTACTAATACATTCCTCAACAGTATCACCTAAAACAATCATAAACCCAACAGGATCAGTTGGTCCTGTCCCAGGTATCACATAATCAAGTCCGTTTACCCGACACCTCATCTTCAATTTAACAATTTTTCTTATTGTCTCATCTTCAAAGTATATAGGATTCCAAACAAGCTCAGAGGAATTAGTAAATACTGCTACCTGCATGGCATATTTACTTCTGTACTTTGGCTCTGTAACAATTCCCTTTGAACCATACCAAATAATCTCCGCAAGGTTCTCCACCCACTCACACTGAATCTCAGAATTTGGAGAACCACAACGACAAGTACAATCTATCAGGTAATTATTTCCATCTTCACCCATTCTAACCTCAGTAGCAAACCACCCCCTATACCCATAATCGGAAAAGACAGGCTTCAACTTGTCCATACTTTCCTTCATGGACTCATGCAGCTTATCATAAGAAACATGCGTCGTTATGTAAGCCTTATCCTTTATCTCAAAACCCATACCCATCTGTGAAGCATACTCACCATCTACCACAAAAGCATCAACACCACACTCAACTTTTGACTTTATAGGAGACTCAAGTATGTAATCAACCTTACCATCTAACTTACGAGCAACCCCAAGATCAGACGCAACTTTCAATAAGAAATCCTCTGACTTTTTATGACTCTCTATGTGGTGTGTCTCAAAAAGACCCCTCCACCACGACACCTTCAAGTATAGGTCTGAATTTCCATTCTTTATATGGTCAACAACATCGTCAAAATTAGTAAAATACTCTGCTTCAGATACAGGCAACCCTATTTTCTTGAATACCTGTTCTCTTGTCTCTATTCGGAGTAGTTCTAACTTCTCTCCATCACGACTCCCCCAAACCCGCTTCCCAAGGGAAATAAGATGTTCCTGCAAATCCCCCATATACACATCTGGAAAAACAAACAAATCTACCTCATTAAAGTCATACCCCTTATCTGGACACTTGTAAAACATCTGATCAATAACAGTAATTCCAGACAACCCCTCTCCAATCATCGACTTTTTAACATCTGGAAATGAGGAGTAATTAGGAACCCAATAAAACACCTTACCAAAATCCCTCGCCAACCTTTCAGCAACAAATGTAAAAACCCCTGTATCTACTACAAGAACTTTTTTGTCTTTAAGATTGTCCACCACTAAATCCTTATGTAACAAAGTAAGTAATTATCCTTTTCAATGCCTCACGAACCTTAACCAAACTCTCCATATCTAAGTTTATGTTGGCGTGATACTTGCCAACAACCGGAATACACAAACTAAAAACCCTACACCCTCTTTTACTCCAAACACACGACTCATCATCATCCACCGCTACAGGCTTATACTCGTACTGTAAATCCTCAGAATCCAAAAAATCACAAAACTGCTTTATCGAAAGCTCATCCCAATTGTAGAAATTCTCAATAGAAAAGTCTTTTCCGTCTGACCTGCCCAAATCAATAACTATAACAACGTCATTCTTAGAAACAGAAGGAAGATCATCAACCCCAAACTCTTCGCCCTGAGAATGCACAACCTTCAAAGACCCACTCTTACACAACAACCTCAAAGCAGGATTATCATACACCGTCAAGTACGAAACCAAAACCCCAAGAAAATTATCCAAAAGACCTTGATGTACGCCGCCCTCAAACGTCAAATTTCCGTCATTACGAACCTTATCCAAATGAGCACTAAGAATAACCATAGATACCTCCCATAACATTAGAAACTATTAAGACTTATGAAGACCTTTAACAATCTTCAAAGACCCTGCTGGCAAAGACTTTACTGGATCAGAAGCAACAACATCCTTTTTATCTTTCTTTTCTTCCGCAACAACCTCTTTAAGTACAACTACAGGGGGTTGTTGCTCCTCTGGTAGACTCTTCTCGTATATCCTTGATAAGAGATTCATAGACTAAACTCCCACTACTTCGAGTAGTAATCAGTTGCCCCTGTCCGCGTAGACTCCTTCTTACTCAACTCAAGACTCTTCACAACACCCATAGCCACATCATCACTCTCTGTCGTGAAAACTGCTCCCTCTTTATCGGCCCCACGCTTCCAGAGAGCATCTATACCCTTCGCTTCCATCTTAGCTTCAACATTAGTCAACCCTCGAAGATACCACACCTTATCCTGCTTGTAGACCTCAACAGGATTATTGCCTTGCTCATTGACCTGCTCTTTAGGCTTCTCCTTTGACTCCTCGTACATCTTAACCATCAAAACCCCCTTGAAAGATTCTGTCTTAGTTGGCATTGCCGCCGCCCCCAAAGACTTTTTCAAAACAGCAAGCGTCTTAGGATCTTCCTTATCCGGCTGCTCCAACTTTGTCATTATATTGGAAAGCAACTCAAAAGGAATACTATCATCTGCCCTCTTCTGGGTCATTCTCTCAGTAACAACACTAAGCAACGTGTGAAGTACGTTATTCTCTTTTGGGGTCAGGGACACATTCATTAGAAACCTCCGGGGTTATGTGATGCAGCATACGCCGCTGACGACCTCTTTGGTGACTGATCTAAGTTAGTATAGTCAAATTGAATATCCGGCTTCTTCTTTAGAATCTTCTTACTTTCTTTGGAATCATAAAACTCACCTGTGTCCGGCTGAGTGTCGTACATCTTCTGAAGCAACGACACGTCAACACCTTCGTTCTCAGACTTGTACGCCAAGTTTGCTATTCGTATTTTCAGAATGTTCTTTCCATTTACTATAGGCTGTCCATGCACATCCTTACCAATTTCCTTAACAGTAACACGACGATTTTTGAACTTTCCAGTAAAAATCGTATCCCCTACCTCAATTGGAATAACTATGCTCATAACTACTTCCACACTTACTGTTTTAGTTCTTGTGTAATATCAGAGTATCCATCTGATATTTTCCTCATACACTTAGCCAATGCCTTACTCTCCACACCTCTCTGATCTTCCCCCTCAGCAATCACCTTTACTTGAGGTGTGTACCCTATCCGGCCAAATGCCTATCCTCCACAGTTTATAGTGGACAGACTTTTCTGGCAGGGTTCTTTAGCCGCCCTGTGCAAAATGTTAATGGCTGCGTTATAATCCGCGTCCATCTCCACTTTACAATCAATACACTTGTACCGCTCGCCCACACGAGACTCCTTGTGTATTGATCCACACACTGAACAAGTCTGGGAAGTGTAAGCTGGATTGACCTTTGTAAGAAGAACACCGTTCTCCTCACAAGTTCTCACCAGCTTACCTATTGCCGATAAATAGACCCAATACTGCAACTTGTTCATAAACTTTGTCGAAATTCGATGATCCTTCTTAGAATTTCTTTTGACGTTCTTTAGGTCTTCTATAGCAAGACTGTTTACGTTTGACAGGTCTAACTCGTTCACAACTCGGTTAATTTCATTGTCCCGGAATCTCAAACTCTGCTTAAAATTCTTAGAGTTCCTTACCTTCTTTGATATGTCTGTACAAACTTGCTCAATATCGGTCCCTAAAAACTGACCATCGGAAGTTGAAAGCAATTTCTTGTAGCCAATATCAACTCCCAAAGACTTACCTGTAGATTTTATTACAGGTGCCTCTTTCTCAAAAGTCAAAAACACAAAATACTTGCCGGATTCGTCTTTGGTTAATTTGATGTTCTTCTTACGCTTCCAATCAGCATACTTCAAATAATGCTTGTGATACTTGATTGGTAAGTTTATTGTGACTGCTCGATGCTTACCATCCTGAAAATAGGGCAATCGAATATGAATAAACTCATCAAAATGACCATCTTCTTGTACTTCAATATCAAACATCCGGTCATCCAACGAGATTGAAGTATTTTGTATCTCTGGCTTTGATTTTTTCTGTTTCTTCTGATTGGACCTGATAATCTCAGATGCTTGCTTATATAAAATTTGTTTCCAAGCAGAATAAGTAAAAAGATTTGAAGGACAATCCTTAGAACTGAGAAACTTCTTCAGTGGAAGTTTCTTATCCCAAATTTGATCTATATAAAACTGTAAGTCAACCTTATAGTCTTGAAATAACTGGTCTAATTGCTTAGACTTAGTACCAGTTTGATACTTCAAAATGTGTTTGGTTGATCTTAACATAATTATCTATGTATAATTTATCACAACACCCCTTACTTTAGTCCTTCAGCAAATCCTGAATTTCATCCTGAGAATGTCCAGCAGCCTTCATGTAATCCTGAATCTTCTTCTCAGACCAACCACCCTTATTCAACATGAACAAGTAAGCAGCCTTCAAGTCCATCCCACCCATAATATTCGCCGCCATCTTACTCATCTTCAAAGTCTTGAGCGCAATCTTCTTTTAATGCCCTTCAGGAACACCCTCTTCTACTTTACCTTCGGTAATCTTCAACTCTTTAAGAACTTTTGTCAAAATCTCCTGATACGCCTTCATTAAAGCCTTTGCCTGCGGCCCACCCTTCTTCATTATCTTATAAACTTCCATTGTAAATCTTAATTCTACATTTGCACCTCTACGCACACAATCAACTCTTGCATCACCAACCTTACTAAACAGCTTATCATATTTTGGCTCTTGTTGCTCATAATTTACATTATACGCAATATCATCTTGAGGATTTACTTCTTCTGGTACACCTCTAATAACAGCACCAGCAAATCCCCAATCCGATTTCTTTACTTCTATTCCTTCACTTACCTTCCTGTTTTCATACATCTCTTCAAGTAAGCTCATAAACACACTCCTACATGTAAAGATGACCTAATAACTTCTTTGATTTCAATTCATAAATCCCAACAAACCCTGTGTCCATTCCTTGAATATACTTAGCAAACTTCGTTATAAGATCATCAAAACTATCTGTAAAATCCCTTGTATGACCACGCTTTTCTTTGAACTCCTTTTCATCGTCAGGATCGTGTACTTCTTGTGATGCACCAATAAGAGCATACTTCTTCTTAGAAATTTCCTTCTCGTACATCTTGGTAAAAAGACTATCCATAACAACTCCTATGACAAGTATGAATTTAATTCATAAGGCTTAGGTGCCTGACTGTTCTTGTAAATATCAAGAACCAAAACACTATTCTTAATCTCTGCACAAGTAGGCGCATCCTTCCAAAGCCGCCGCACTAAGTCAATCCGCAACCGTACCGTTTCACCAGAAGACATCGCCCCATTAAACGTCCCTACCCACTTCTCATCACCAACCACAGGAACAAGACCCAACTCCTCTAACGCTGCCAACACAGTAGTCGTAATATCGCCCAAAGACTTATAATAAGACTCTTTTACAAGATTAGAATACTGCCTACGAATCCGAGACGGAAGAGACTCAGACCCCTCTATATGGACAGTCTCACCACTGCCCATCAAGGACATGCCCTCGTACATTCGTGTAAGAAGACTCACTCTAAAACCTCTTTCCATTCAGAGTAAAGTAATGTTACCCCACTCTTCTCAACAGCACCAAAATCAATATCATCCCAATTCCGAATATTAGCGTTTGGCCTTACTTTTTTAATAATCAACTTCCTTAACTCATTAGGAACCCCTCCTTGATTATTAAAAATTCGTATGTAAGGATCGGTTGTTATACTTCCAGAAATTTGTGCGGACCAAGAGTAACCACCAAAATTCTTCTTTAACCACTGCTTCAACTCCTTAGAAAAGTCAGTATAAACCTTCTTTTCTTTTGAAGAAACTTCCTCATACATCTGCTGAAGCAAGCTCATATTATCTCCCGAAAACATTTTTACCCTTATACTGAAAGAACACTTCCATCTTATCTGTCAAGGTCTTGATATTGTCCTTGATTCTATCCTCTAAGTCTTTGGCAACAACCTTGGGATCTTCCTTTTGACGCTCAACACGATCCACAAACTCCTTCTCCCAATCCTTAGAGTTAGACGCTATTTTCTTTGAAATAGAAGCACCCGAAGGAAGCTCCAACACAACAACTGCCTTGTCCCTCTTAGGGAATGTGCTTACCTCATACATCCTTTTCAAAAGAGCCATGACTACACCTTACTTCTCTGAATCTTATTCAACCTATCATTCGACTTCTTAACCCTTTCAGCATCCCCGGACATCCTCGCCTTCACCACAGAAGCCCTCGCACGAGCAACTTTTTCAGATTTACTACTCACGGCTTCAATAACCCTACCACCCTTACCACGCTTCTTTTTCTTATACTCGGGGTCAATAGAATCTGTTGAAGGGTAATAAAACTGCTTTCCAGCAGAACCAACTGACCCCGCAGTAGTCAACTCATACATCGCCACAATCAATGGGAAAATGGATCTTTCGTTCTTTTCTCCTCTTGCCTTCTCAAAAGCAACCGGAGAGTAATCATGTGTCTTGAGCCATGACTTAGCCTCTGCCGGAGTAAACTTGTCTGCTGAGAACCTAATAGACGCTACCGTTGTCCTCCCACCCTTCTCACCCTTCTTTGCCCTTAGACCATACAGCACACTTATCCCCGGCTTAAAAGCATCCGTCTTCCAACGATAGCCCTTAAACTTCGTGTTATCTATCGTTGCTGAATGATAATTTACAAAACCACGAGGCATGAAAACTCCTTCTTATGCGGGTATGATATACCCTACCTTCTTCTTATCATCCCAAACTGCAACCTTCTCACCCACATTTGAAAGCATATAACACTTTTCCTCAGACTTTATTTCACCCTTATGAAACCGATCTAAGTCTTTCTTGGAATAAAAGCAATGTGACTCAGAAGCAGAGAAATACTTCTGCTTTTCAAGAAAGTCGTCAAACTTCTTTCTATCTGTAAACTTCACTACCTTAGAATTAGCTGAAAGAAGTTTTACAACATCAGGAATAATTGGATCAATGTAATCCTCATAAATCTTCACAAGTAAACCCATAACAACTCCTTCTTATTTCTCAATTATCTCGTACTTTCCAGACTTCTTCTCTTGATCCAACTTGTCTTTTGTAATAACCTTCTTAATTGACTTACCAGAAATCGGAAACACATAAGTCACAGCATATTTACCGTCACTACGAGGTAAACTACTCACATAAAGAGTAGACTTCCCTGTAGGAACATCACCAAAACCTTCGTACATCTTGACAAGTAATCCAGTATCAACTGCCTCTACCTTTTGAACTCTTGAATTCCAAAGCCTCAACTCGGACATTGGATTTTTAGGAATCTCTTTGAAAATATAATACCACTCGGAACCAATCGCATCTGTTGTTACTCTGTCAACAGTAACAGGGGATTTATCCACAGCACGGGGAAATACTAACTTATCACCTTTCTTATACAACGGCTTCCCTTTTGGGGCTTCAACCATATTACCCCAAATATCCTTAATCTTCATCAAAACGCCCCGTGAATCTTAGCATAATCCTCTGGGGACAAAATCTTCTTTGCCTGATCCATTGCAACTATCATAAACTCTTCTCTGGCTCTTTTTGCACCCTCAGACAAGTGACCAAAATAATCAGAAATTGTCTCTATTGCGTCAAGAGCCTTCACCATCTTAGTATCTTTCAGGATCTCTTTTGCGAGAATCTTCAAGCTCTCGGTGTGCATATTCTGATCCGTTGCCTTCGCAATCTTTTTCACAATAGCATCAAGATCCATGACCTTAGAACCAGACTTCACAGTCTCATCAACTACTTTCTTACTCTTTGTGTACATTTCTGCAAAAAGACCTGACATAGTTACTCCTTTACTTATCCTTTTGTTATGCTATGGCAAGACCCCTTCGTGCCTGTCCATCTGCAAAAGCCTGTCGCATTTTTTCCAGTTTTCTCTTAGCATCCTCATAAGTCTTAGCCGCAAACGTAGACCTTGTTTTCTTATCTGTAAATGCAAATTCCTTTAGGTCTTCCCACCAACCATTAAACAAAACCCCAAGCCTATCAGCTATACTCTGACCTTCTTTTTTCAAGTCATCAGGTAGCTGTTCTTCTGTGATAAAATGACAAGACTCAACTGTTGTCTTCCCGTAAGGTGCGTAAGCAGAAGACCCAACCCCTGACGCTGTAGGACTTGTACCTACAAAACCTCTCCGGTCACTCGTAGCACCTGAATAATCAAATCCAGCAACACTACCCTTCATCTGAAATCGTTTACCATCCCTGTAAGCCGATACTATCTTACCCTCTTTACCTTTTGCCGAAGACACCACATAAGTCCCATCTTGAAACTCATAAGTATACACATCCTTAACAAATCCTGTACTTGACTCTTTTGCCTTAGCATCAGCATCCACTTTTCTCTTGAACCCTGTCAAGAAAAGTTCAGAACCAGATTCGTATATGTCAACAAGTAAAGTCATTTCAATTCTCATAAATACTAACCAAAAGACTTACAAAAGACTCGTCTTTTGGACCGTACATATTTCCATACAAAATCTTGTTGATTTCCCACCTCACAGCCTGTCCCCCCATACTACCAAGATCACCCTTGTCTGGTGCCTCCCCTTTTCTTCCTAACTTTTCCCACTGCCATCTTCGGGTTGCATAATCCTTTTTAGCAACATTTTTGATCCTACTAATGTACTTCAACATCTCTTTTTCTTTAGGCTCATGCATACATCACCTCAACTTTTGAAAAGATGGGGGCACTTTCGTACCCCCCCACCCCCACCCAACCTAATTGATCTTGACAACACTCTGCACAGCAAGAGCCGCCTGAAGTGTGTTCAAAGCACTCGAAACATCAGATGCCAAAGTCTGTACCCCACCAAGAGTAAGCGTGCTGATCGTAATTGACACAGCATCAACACCCACCGCTCCGGCATTCAGAATTTGAGGAACATGTGCCTCTAAATCCTTACGCGATTCATACAAACTCATAACTACCTCCAAATTTGAAATTATTCCAGACACGAGAACACTAAGAGGCAGGTATCTCTCCCCACTCTTTTGACTTCATCAAAGCATCCATAACAGAACGGGCCTTCTGGGAAAGTTCCGGGTTTTGCCTGGAATTCCAGCGTTCTATGTTGGAGATCGCTCTTGTCATTGCCGGTTTACCCTTTTTCTTTGCTATCTTGATAAAATGAGAAACAAGGTCTTTAACCGGCCACTCAGACCAAGAGTTTGCTGGCAACTTCGTGATACCCGGAAACTTCGCCTTCACCATAACCTTTTCAGAAAGAGTTAGCTCCTCAGAGACTTCAAACTGACCCCAAGCATCAACGAAGTCGTTAGCCGCTTCAAGAAGTTTCTTGATATAGCCTGACCCACAAGACTCTATCGCCTTTGATCTTTTTGAAAAATTCACCATAACTATTCTCTCCAACTTGAAAAAAGGCTGTCAAGGAATATTCCCAAACCCTGACAGCCTTTTCCAAGCACCCACCCCTTGTATCACTTACTCGTCACCCTCATCATCGCCCTCATCATCACCCTCATCATCTTCCGCTTCAGCATCAGAAGTCCACTCAACGTACTTATCCATCATCTCCACAAGAGCCTCTTCCGCTTCCTCTGTAGACTCCACAGTCACACCCTCGTCAACGTCATCACCATTGTTTGCATCAACGGCATAGACATCCATCGCACCATCATACGCCTCAATGATGATAGACACGTCTTCAGATTCATCAGAAGAAAGAACAAGAAAAGGCTCATCACTGTCATCACGGTCTGACACTGACCAGCCACTTTCCTTCGCCAAAGACTCAACAGTATCAAACCAAGCAGTCACGTCATCAGTCTCAAGCTGCTCACAAGCAGATGCAGTATCGCCCGATCCATCACCAGAATCATCACCAGAGTCATCACCACTTCCGGGGTCATCACCAGAAGGGTCTTCTACACCCTTCTTCTTTTTTCCTTTTGCTTCATCGAGGACAGCAACACCGCCTTGCTTTATGTCCTCATATATATCAATAAATACTGACATAGTGCCTCCAAGATACAGGTACGAGTTACTTTGTGGTACTCACTTTGTCTGCTCCTGATTTAGCGTGCAAAGAGACAGAAGCAGAAGGAGACTTCTTTTCTCCCATAATCCACGAATCTTCGTCTGACTTGGGATTACCCTTCCGGCTTGCAATAATCTTTGCACGTTTTGTTAAAAAACTCACGCAATCTCCCTACAAGCAAAAAAGGGAAGGCTTGGGCTTATTAAAACCCAAAACCTTCCCTAATACCCGACTACTGCTTGTCTTCAGTACCCTCAGTACCCTCGTCACCTTCACCCTCAAGGTCTTCCGAAACCTCATCAAGATACTCACAATACGAATCAAGGTACTCCTGATCCCGTTCGTCAATCTTACCCTCATGTGCTATCACAGACTCAACAACCTGCATCACAGGAGCAATGTCGTTGAGAACAATCGAATACAGTTCGTCATTCTCAAGACCCTCTGCCACACACTCATTCAGATGTGTCATCAGAGATTCCTTAATCTCCTCATAACTCTCGTCTGTGAGCTTCGGATTCTTCTCATCAGAGAGAACCGTCTCAAGAACTGCACGAACATTATCAATAGCACTCTCACCATACCGACGCTTACGGGTCTTCAGAGCACGCTTCGCACGAAGACGAAGTTTCGACTTCGGAGTACGCCGCATTGCCTTCTTCATAGCACGGGCAAGAGCACGACTCTTGTACACACCATGCGAACGACGACGAGCCGCAAGACGACGCTTCCGACGCTCCGACGCAGTAGGCTTACGCGAAGCCTCATCAAGCCCATCACTACCCTCAAGAACAGGTTCCGGGGCAGCAGGAGCAGCAGGCTTTGACCCTCGACCCGCCATGATCGACTCAAGGATCGCCGCTTCGGTAGACTTTCCACTCATAACAGTACCCTCCATGTAAAAAGTTTTGAAAATTACTTTCGATCTTCAGGAGACAAGAACACACCCTTCAAGAAATTCACAGCACTTACCTTCTTTCCTTCAAAAAGATTACCCATCTTCTCATAGGTTAGTGACCTGAAAACATTGAGAGACGGAACCCTTCTGAGGTCATTCTCTTTGACCACCCTACTGAGGCAGGAACTAAAAGCAAGAACCGCTTTGTTGAAGTCCATATTTTCCGGCAAAAGTTTTCGGATATTTCTATGCAAATCAGTCCGCTTCAAAACCTCCGCTCGAAGATTACCCAAGATTTCCTCAGACAAAACCTTCTTTGCCACACCCTCATAATACTCTGGTGTTGCCTTCTCATAAGCATCAATTGGTGTCAAACTTCGATCATACATCTCAGTCATAAAAGCAGAAATCTCTTCGTGATCCTTATGAGACAGGGACAAATTCTTTGCCCTCATCACATTCAAAGCAGAATAGAACTCGGGGTAAATTTCAACAAACCGATCATACAAACCCTCACAAACCTTGCTGTCTGTCAACTTATCAAACTCAACAAGCAACGGGCTTATAGCACAAAGAGTAGCATCATCAAGTTTTGAAAACTCCTGCAAAGCATCTGTATCAACCTCTAAGTTTTCTGAATACTTTTTGATGTTTGCTACAATCACACCTTTATCTGCATCCCCAAACTTATACACAAGAACATTCTCTACAATAGCAGGAATATTAGAGTTTCCTAACAAAGAATCCGCTATCTCTATACCCCTAAACTCAACACCAAAACGCTTACAAGATTCAGTCAGCTTCTCAATTCGCTTCTCTTGATTATCCTCGTTTATATGGGAGTTGTTCAAAAGATGAAAAACTTCCACAATTGCGGAATCATAAGACAAGCTCTCTTCCACTTCCAAAGCAGAGAAACCGCATCGGCCACACTTACCACCAAACCCTTCACAAGCACACCTTGGGCAAATCATACTCTTTACCCCCACCCCAGAGGAAAGAACCTGCTCAAGATCGTACCCACAATCCGTACAGTGCTTTGGATAACGCCCACGATACTTCGGAATCAACATCCCGCACGAAGGACACTGGCCCTTGTACTTGATCTTGTCAAAAGCAGTCTGCATCCCCGGAGTCATGCCTTGCTCATTTGTCTGCTCATCCGTCTGCTCCCCAAATCTCTTAGCAACCTTTTCTATTGCATTCAACATCCTCTCTTCTTTCTTTGCACACTCAGCACAGAAAAGACCAAACGCCTTATTAGAAAGTTCACCTTCTTTACCACACCTCGCACATTTACCTGTTTTCTTAGAAGATCCTTCTTCTATCTGCTCCCAATTCATATTATTTGCGAGATACTGAGCATGAAGATCATTTACTACCTTCATATCCTTAATACCAAACTGTTGTGAAAACTGAGTAAGAGTCTTACCAGTATCTTTCAAGTCAGAATGATCCTTAAACCAATCAAACATCTTTCGTGTGATATTCACACCAGACTCATTTACCTGCTCATTCTGGTCAATAACACTGCCTTTCTTATGAAAAGGAGGATACGTCACCAGAGCATCACCTTCTTTGTTGACCATGTAATAACCAGCCAACGTACTATCTTTTACCCTACTCTCATATCCCATCTTCTTAGCAAGTGCATCAAACTCTTTCAAAGTAATATCTGAGGCAATTACCTTCGCTTTTCCAGTATCAGTTGTTTCCTTGTTTACCAAAGCAACTGACACTTTAAGAGTTACTTCTACTACCTGCTCATCAAACTTTTTATCCATCGGTATAGCTGCATCAGTCCTTACCCCGGAAGGGGGCTTTTCTCTTTTCGATATAAACCAACTATCTCTGTCCTTCCCCTGCCACGCAATAACACCCTTTGGCAATTTACCAGCATACGATTTTACAGCCTTGTATGTCACCAAATATGTCCCACCATCCATGATATTCTTTATCATCTTCTCTAAATCATCTGTATCCTCAATTATTACATCCTCTTTTATCTCTGACATCTTCTTTACATTCGTAGCCCAATCAGGCAACTCACCTCTCACCAAATACCAAGTCTTATCCCCGTTCTTTTCTTGAAACGCATGAGTATCTTGGGGAACCTTACCAATAAACTGTTTCAGGTCTTTCTCACTTCCGATCTTAACAATAGCACTCTCTAAAGACACCAAAATACCTTGCAAGTCTGTACTAGCTACCCGCTCTACCACTACCTGCTCACTAACTCCCTCTTTCTTAGTCTGTGATTTAAGCACGTCTTTCAAAAAATCTATAGCCTTAACAGCATACCCATCAAATATCTTTCTTGTTCCTTTGAAAAGAGCTACCTTTCCAACCTTATCAATATTGCTTCTCTCAAGAGTAGCCTTGAAAGCTGTATTGTACTCAGTAATGTACTTATCAAGCTCTTCCTCGTCTACCTTACTCTCACCCACCACAGAAGCCTCCGGCTGTACCAAGTGCTCCCCACACTCAGGACAAAACTTAGGATACCTGCCTGGGTAAGTAGGAACCACAAACCCGCAACTGTCACACTTCTTCCAAACATTACCCTTAGAAACACTTCCGTAAACAGCCTTTCCCATACCCGGAGTCATCTGCTCATTCAATTTATCCAAAACAACACTGGCAACAGTACAGATTGTTGCTGCTTCCTTTGTTGTAATTACTGATTCCATGTACTTACGAAAAAGAGAATCAAGAAATATTCCCAAATCAGAAATTCCTGATATGGAATCCTTATCTACACCCTTGACTTTTTTCATTAAGTCAAGTATACTCTTAGAAACTTCTTTTGCTTGGGATTTTACATCGGAAGGGAAGTCAACAACAAAATCTCCAAGAGCCTTCAGGAACTCGGCTCCCTTTTCGAGATCAGAAATTGACTTCACATACTGCGAAGGAACCGACTTAGAAACGGCATCTTCAAATGCATTCTGTTGACCTAACATGGAGTAATTTTGCCCTTTCCTGTATTGCAGGAACTCGAAGGTCACTGTGAGAAGGTTTATTGACCCTCTCTTTAATCCAAAACCCAGAACCCACTAAATTTCGGATTTTTTCGGCTCTTACTTTGGTAGTACCGCTACCGTTGGAGCCATCACCTTCTTCTTGAAGTATATCAAGTTCTGACTCAACACCCTCTTCTTCACCTTCACCCTCCTCGCCACTCCCACCTTTTCCTCCACCCTTACCCTCCTCATCCCCTTCATCATCGCCGCTTGGCTTTCCCTTCCTTCTTGGAACCGGAACAGAACCACGAGAACCAAGAGCATCAGACTTCGAGGAAGAAGACTTATTTCCTAACAACTTATCAATATCAAGATCGGGAAATGCAAATATCTGCTTGAATATGTACTCAACATACATCTTCTTGTTGATAATTCCTTCCATCTCCCCAGACAAACCAAGCATAGACGTAGCAATACCAATCTTTCTTTCCGTGTACTCCAAACGAGAATCTTCCTCTGCCGAAGAAATTGGAACCATCCCAATAGACAAATCTTCAACACTTATATCCTGACTGTACTTGTAAGACAGGTGAATTTGAAATAGCCGATACATCCCCTCAATAAGTGCCCTCTGCACCTTCTTGACCATACGAGCATATCGAATATCCAAACGAGTAAGAGTCTGTGAACCAGAAAACCCCGGTATACTTTCAGAATTGTGAACAAACACACCACAAGAGAGAGAGAAGTTGTGGTTGTCACTTTCAACAGTTAAATCATAAGCATCTTCAACAACATCAAGATATTCTACATTTACAACTCTATGATTGTAACAATTTGCTGCCATCTTCCTTTCAGAAATCATCTTACTATTTGCTTTAGCTCGACAAACCCTCTGGCATCTAACACAGCAAAACCTTGGTGTCTGTAAGTATGAAGAAATGTCGTTGTAAGGAACCTTCTTCATAAACATCTTCCCACACTCATCACAACAAATCTCAAACTCCTGTGGGTGATAATCACCCCACCTACCCTGAACCATCTTACCCTTCCAAGAAGCAAACTCAGGACTATCAGGGGAAATAGTCTTCATATAATTAAAGGATTTTCTTCTCCCCTCCTGAATAGCCTTAATTATTCCCTGCCTTGCTTTCTCTCTATACTCAGGATTAGCCATCGGGTTATTCTCACCCTTCTGGTAATCCCTGTTAATACCCATCAAAGACTTTGATACTTTTGCACCAAACCCATCCGGCTTCTTTCTCCCTTTTCCCAAAACAGACATTCTTTTGGAATACTCAAGCCTCTCCTCTGAAGACATAGCCTCCCGTCTCTTCCTTGCTGAAACACTTCCCAAAGACCTGCCCATATCTAAAACACTTGCCATCTCTGGATGATACTTAACAAAATGCTCTCGCCTATTCTCACAAATTGCCAGATTTAAGGCATCATTATTACTCTTGACTTTATCTCTATGATGAACAACTTGCTCAGAAGATAGAACCTTCCCACCATTCAACAAATCTTCTGCAACAAGACGGTGTACCCGAACATAATGCCGATCCTTATTATCAATAATTCCATAATATCCCTTCTCTGCCCCAGACAACTCAAAGTAATATAGAGGCATTAAAGATTCCCCAGAGACAAGTTTCTCTGCCTCTTTGTAAGACCCATCTCTTAACATACACCTATGGTCAGGGGTAACGTCAAAATATTCTCCGTTATCAAGATGCACCCTAACATACTTCGCATTAAGTCGCGTCTTGTTAATATCAGAGATATTCGTGGCGTGAACCCTGCCATCCTTATCACTTGTAAAAATTGTCTTGCCCCTGAAATATTCCTTATTCTCAAACATCTCCCTAATAGTAGGTGTAGTTCCATCACATAACCGAATACCAGTGTTTCCTCTCAAACACATTCCTAAAAATGCGCCGGGGATGCGGATAGCTGCAAGTAGCTTATCCCGAATATACTCAATATCAACTATGTCTTTTATGTTTACATCACCACCAACCGTCTCAACTCGCATATCCCCTTTTGTACCTGTATAGGGAATAAAAACCTCGTCATTATACTGCAAAGGATTGTACTTCATACGATAGAAATTCACAGGAATATCTATTGCCTTCTTCTGCATAAATTTCTGCTCAAGATCCTGAATCAAATCCCTACGCTCATCCTTTGTCATACCCTCAGTATTTACATAAAACACACGTATAAGGGGAGATCGGGCAAGACGAGCAAGAGCAAGAGAGACTTCAAGCAAATTCAGGATACGATAAATCAATCTTGCGTTCTGCAAAATTGACGTACCATACATCGAAGTAAGAATCTTTTCAACTAACTTACGCTCACCCTTCGGAACATCCCCACGTCTATTTGCATCAATCATCCTACGGGAAGGAGATTTCTGAGGATCACCGCTATCAACATCCCAAGTTGACTTATCAAAAGGTTTTGTATCCTTTGTCTTATCTCCATACTCAGCAGGCTCATCCTCGGCCTCCCCTGTCTTATCCTCCCCCTCCACAGACTTTTGCATTTCATCTTCCCACATCTTGACCTTTACAGACTCAAAATTGGGTTTGAAGTTGTTGATGAAATGCACATACCCTGAAGAGTCCATTATCTCTTCCTTACGGGCAGAAATATCCTTCTTGATAAAACAAGCAAGTTTTCCGTCTATGTCAATACGATAAACACTTTTTGGATGTTCCGACTCACGAATATTAGTGATCCCTTCACCCTTCTTAGGGTAAACCCTTAACATGAAATCACCATACTTCGCAATATTATAGGTCCACCCCCAAACCTTATTCTCAAAATCAATTGTTGAAAGAAACTCTTGAAGTTCGTGGCCGTACTTATGCTTTCCACCAATCCATAAAGTACCATTCATTTCATTGGAGTATTGTGTAGCATCATCAACAACTAACTCCAAAGCAGATGAAATAATTGGATCTTCTTCCATCTGATCATAATCAGAATACCGAGATTCACGATCTTTTTCCAGTTTCGTAGCAGCAGAAAACAACTCCCAAACACGACCCTCATTCATCAAAACTTTTACAGTATTCGTTGCCTTATCATCAACAACATACACCTCATTTGACTGACCATTTTTTGCATCAGCCTGAAGAGCCTCAAGAACAATATTCTCGTTGACTCTTAACCCACCCTTTTCAAACAGACGAACAGACATAGAATTCCCTTTTTGTTAATTAACACTTACAAGAGACAACCACTGTCACAGAGGACTAAGATTCACACTCAACTGAGTATCAAGATAATTCAACAGCTTTAACATGTTATCCTTATTTGAAAACACAAAAGTATTCGCTATACCACTAACACTAACGATCTTTAGACTAAGCCCGTCCAAGACCTTGTAATCATCAATCCCGTCTATGTCAAATCTGACTCCTGCTGTAATATCTTGAGCACTTTGATTATCTGTAACAATCCTTACATAACGTGACATAAAAACTCCTCTATATAGAAGAAAACAAACCGTGGTCTATCCCACCATAATCACCCGACTCTAAAACCTTCACCAACTTCAACTCTTTCCCTGTCTTTGGATCAATCCTCTTAGGCATAACCCAACTATCATCAGACTGAGCTTCCTGTCTCAACCCAAGTGTAAACACTATATCCCCAACAACCTCAGCATTAGTACGGCCAGCAAAATAAGAAGGATCAGCTTCAACAGCGTTCGCACAAGCGGCAACAAGAGCATCACTACAACCCTTGTCCCCTCTTGTACCATCATCATTTACATCAGGGTGATCTACCTTCTTAGATTCTACGAAATGATTAAGGTTAAAAAACTCCCGCTCCAAAATGGAGTAGTTGTACATAATAAGTCTATCTTCATAGATCAAATCCACTACTTGAAGATAAGCAGAGTCATCCTTATCAACAGACCTTCTCGCAGCATTAAAAGAGTTTGCTGTAAATATCTGAATTGTATCTTCTGATTGGTACTGATCTAACGAAATCTTCCCAAACCTCATACCCATCTGCCGAAGTTCAAAGATAAACTTACGGATTTTAGTGAATGAAATCCTATCAGGACTCTTGGGGGCCATCACAGACAAAACAATATCAGTCTCCAATTTTGGTATTCTCAACATCGTATTCGGGTCTTCGATCATCTCCGCTATGTGAACAATAGCAAGACCCAAAGTATCATGTGTTGTTGCATAGTCAAGGTGAACATACCTCAATGCTTCAGGGTGACGTATTAGCCCCTTGTAACTCGCCTTCCCACTCTCAATCACTTTGTTAAACATCAATTCTGGTAGAAAATAATCTATAAGATGCTGTGTTGTTTTCAGGGATATTGTAAAAGTCTCTTTTGTAAAAGGATGTCTTATCTCTGAAGAAATACACTTCTGCCAAGCATACTTCGAGGAAAACAACTTACCAGACGGTGATATAGACACACCAGCAATATTCCTCAAAGCTCCATACACATCATCTATAAAGTTTTGCTTAAAGTCCATCGGAACTGCTACGAAATTATCTATAAACTTAGCTGGTAACTTTACCATAACATCAGACACAGCTTTATCCGTGTCCACACTCTTACCATCTGCAATCATCTTATCCCTAATATCAATAATCTTGGCTCTTATAGCATCAGAACTCATAGGAATAAGACCATTTACAGACGTAACAATAAAAGCATCTTCATTTTCAGAACCCTGAAATACAAAGAACCTATCATTAGAGTAGTTCCCCGGCTTAACATCCCAAAGAGTCGTAATAAAAATCGTCGCTGAGTTGTACTGTCTGGCTTGCCTAATTCGAGAAGAAACAAATGAAGACTGAATTGAAGCAGACGAAATAATAGCAGAAAATCCAGGGTCATAACCCTTCATCATAAACCGAGACATACGACGGTCTGTAACTTCCCTGTAAATCTTAGCCGCCTTTGCAGCATCACCAACTGAGGCACCTGAACCACCCCTACGGTAGAAGTCAGCCTCATCCATAATACACCCAAACAAGTTCGTTGATATAACAGAGAGATTATCAGAACCCGGAAGGATTGCTATACGTTGAGGAAATTTGAGGATGGACTTGTATGTTCGGTCACGCGGGAACTCTTTTCGGAAGTACGGTATTGAATCCACCATCGACCTAAACTGCCCAAACCCAACTCTCTCCGCATGTGTCATGTTAATTGACAAATATGCAAACACTATGTCCGTCATGTCAGACAAACCAAACAATCTCTGAGGATAGTCATAACAAGACAATTCATAAAGTTTTCTAAGCCAACACACGAAAGCGAAGGTAGTCTTACCTGCACCTATTGAATTATGAACAAAAACACCAGAGGAAAGAGCAAAGTTATGGTATTTCTCTACCTCAAAATCATACACATCCTCTTTTTCCTCCAACTTTCTAACCACCACTACTCTTACAGGACAGGTTAAAAAACTCATCAAACCATCACCCGCCAAAAGCTCTTCCGCACTTCTATAAGAACCATCATCCAACATCCACAAATGATCAGGAGTACATCGTTCTTTACCTCCATTACTAAGAACTACCTCTACAATATCTTTTTGCAAACCTGTTTTTCTACATCTACTTGCAACACCAATGCCATAATGACCATCCAAAGAACAAGATACTACATCAAAAACATGACCAGATTCAGCTAACTCTTTTATTGTTCTATCCCGAAGGTCATATAACCGTATCTTAGTAGAACCAACAAAACATCCAGTAATTATAGTTTCAGGTTTTTTAGAGTCTATATAAGTTGGTAATGCTTCCTTCCAGTACGGATACAAGTCTTTCGCAAGTGATCCCAAATAATATGTGTAATTTACCCACTTATTAACAGGTACAATCTCTTTTACCTGAGTAGCTTTTAATACACCAGTCTCTTCAGAGATTGCACGACCCAACAAGCTCTCAATAGCGGAAAATTGAGAATCACCTATACCCTCAAAGAACTTTAGGGTTTCAGGAGAGATTTTTTCTGGGATCTCTGACATCTTTGTAGTTCTCTACTGCGTCAAGAAACTTGTTTATATCTGTCTGAAGCATCAACGGAAGAAACTTTTTGATTTTCTTCTCCGACCAATCCCACCACTTAACCTGAAGAAGCCTCTCAATAATCTTCTCATCAAACCGCATCCGAATTACCTTTGCAGGATTACCACCCACAATTGCATACGATGGAACATCTTTGGTAACAACTGAGTTTGCTCCTACAGCCGCACCATCACCTACTGTAACACCGGGAAGTATAGTCACCGAGTCACATATCCAGACATCATTTCCGATAACCACCGGACCCTTCACCCGACCGTGCCCACTAACCCCTTCTGCCGCATCCCAAAGAACAGGGAAAGGGTAGGTAGTCACCCAATCAGTTCTATGATCTCCACCAATCATCACAGTTAAACAATCAGAAATAGAACAAAAAGAACCTATGGTCAAGCTACCGCCGTACTCCAGCCTACCCAAGATACTCGTGCGTCCAATATATGTGTGTCTCCCCACAGAAACCCAAGGACACCGTTGTTTGAAAACATCTGTAAAAAGCACAGCATCACGACGGCACTCTATGTTGAACTTCTGCCGATCCTTCTTGTCCATTCTATCAATCTCAATAGACATCACCTTTACCTCTTAATTCCGCGCAGCTTATCCACCAGTGCCAGCATCTCCTCACTCGGCCTCTGTACCTCTCCTACCTGCACATCCTCAACTAGAGGCTTCCTACGAGGCTTATCCCCGCAACACCCTACTGGCCCCTGCTTCGCAAACCCACCCCCATGAGTCCTCAAAGGATTGTCTCTGTTCATACTACTAACTCCTTGTTTTCCCTCACAATTACATCACCTCATCAGTATCTCTCTGCACGTCTTCTACCTTTTCATAAGTAGCTAAAAATATGTCATTTCGGCAAGGATAAAATTCTCCTTTTACATCACGAATAATGTAATCACCAATATTAGCTACAAAAACACCTTCAAGTGTAGTTATTTTGAATTGACCGTCTGTTGGATCAATACCATAACCGCAATCCAAAAAACTTCCCTTATTCGTTATACCAAGAAACTCGTATAACTCATCAAGACTATATTGTGTTAGCTGAACCGCCTCAATAATAACTGGCTTTTTTCGATACTTCATTTACATTTTTACCTTTCTTGGTTTCAGTTTACTAACTCTTCGGTTTTCAGGATCAATGCTGTAAACCACTCGACCAACTCTCCAAGTAAATACGGGGGATGGGACTCGAACCCACAGGCTCCCTTTCGGGAAAAGCGAATTTTAAGTTCGCCGTCTATGCCAATTCGACTACCCCCGCAAAAATACGGGTGAAGGGACTCGAACCCCCACGCTTTCGCATCAGATTTTGAATCTGAGATGTCTACCAATTCCATCACACCCGCAAGTATTACTCATAAACTCTCTTTTTTCCCACCCACGGAATCCCACCCGCCTTTACAAACTTCTTAGTAGACACCTCAGAGTCAAGTGTTTCCCTGACTCTTGGAACCCAAGCCTCGCCAGACCGCAACTTCATATCCCCGTCTGTCCAACGGATCATAGGAACTTTTCTAACCGGATGCAATTGCTTCTCATCCATCTCCCCACAACGTATCAACCTACCATGCCTGTCATACACCCGAAAACAAAGGTCTTTTTGTGCAGAACTCCATTTGAAAATCTTTGCCCTCGCCACACACTCTTCACATCCCCGCTCAGATGCCGAACGGTAGATTGTAGTCCAAACACCACTCCTATCCAAAACATCAAGAGACCACCTCCTTCTCAGTTTTTTGACATACATAAGAGCACTCCGGTAATCTTACCAATTTAGGGTAGTATGTTCCGTGACTTACAGGCTTACCATATTTCAAACAAATATGAAGACTCTTGTTCTTTGGAAACCTCTCTCTGCCACTCTCTTCAGGTGACACATAACCACAAAACTCGTCACAAAAACACGCAGTCGATGTCATACCGTCACCCGACTTCTCACAATCCCCATAAAATGCACACCCTCACCATCCTTGATTGACTTACAATACTTTATCCAAGCATCAGTTGTTGTACTGTAAAAATGATCCTTAATCTTGTTAAACATAATATGAAAAAAAGGCTCCTCAAGTTTCATAGGCTTGCCAGCATGTTGAAACCCTGCAAACTCTGGTGGAAGATACTGTGTAAACTCATACCCATGATGAATATTGATGTAGTTTATGGGAAGACCGTCTACTTCATCACAAAATTCCTTAGTACCAACACGAGGAGCACCATGAGCTACACAAACACAAGGAAGTCCCAGATTCTTAGCCTTATCCCTTGCTGACAAAATAGTAAGTGCTCCACCCCGCGAATGTCCAGTATCGAGAATTGGAGGAAGATTATTTTCTCTCCAAATCTCCCCAAGACGTGTCTTCTTGTCTGCCATCATGTGCGTCTTATCATAAGCATATTTTTGAAGATACTCTTGAAAGGTCTGCTTATAGTACAGCCAAGACTTGTAAAAATCACAGTGAATATAGCCAGCCTTCGTACTACCATCACCAACATACACCAAATATTTCTCTGGACTTGGATCTTGTAGAGGGAACGCATCAAAATCACCTATCCACGCAGCAAGATCCTTTGTTCCTCGAAAAGAGAAAACTATCTTATCTGGAAACTCCGCTATGTATGCAAAATCTTTATCATTCTCCAACGCCGTGTAGATTGAATTTTCAAATTCTGGAAACTTGTCAATAGGAGGACGCTCGTGCATCCCATGACTTGCTGCCTCTGCATACATCCACGACTTTGCAAAACTATCCATAAATCCTCCTGTTACCTTTTGACAAGTCCAAGAAACTTCTCTAACAACTCCTTCTTGGCTTCTCCTTGTATCCCGTAAGGATGAATTATGAAAGCATTATCCAAAACATCACCATCATAATCCCTTGAATGTTTATTAAAAATATCGTTCTTCCACACACAAACATGACTCTTATTTTCTTCTTGATTACAAAAAAAGTCTATGGCTCTCTGCTCACAGCCATCATGTAAGTAAGAACAACCCGGACATCTTAACTTACATGGATCAGAATAACCAACCTTCCCATAAACATCCCTCAAAAAAGACTCTGACCAAGAACAACTCTTTACAAAGAAAACCCCTGCATTAACACTGCCATTATCAGCCCTTACTCTACTATCACGATCTCTTGTAATAACAAAATCATTTTCAAAAAACTGCTCCAACCTCATACCCATATCAACAATCACCGCATCAGCGTCAATCCACACTATACCATCGTATATTGGGGTATAAGTTTGTATAAGTCGTATTTTACTCCAAACCAAAGGTCTATCGGTAACTACACTACTACCGACAGATATTAGTTTATATTTATTCCTTTCACAATACTCAAACTTATTCCCAAGAGTCTGCAATGCGTAATCACTAATCTCATGTGTATGCATCGTCAAAACAGCAATTTTCATCGTATGTACGGAATCCTGTGGTAAGGTGCGGGTATTCTTTCCGGTCCTATCAAAGAATATCTTCGTAGGTTCGACAAATGGTAATGATACAACAGCACTTTATCACAAGGGTTCTTTACAGTATACCCGACCTTTACAAACTCATAAGCAAGTCTTAGATCACACCCAAATATCCCTTGAGTAAAGTCACAAAACAAATTCTTCTCATCCTTCAAAAAATTCCCTCTGAAAATCCAACAATCCTGCCTGTCCGTCATAATATCACCAGCAATAAATGGAACAACACTCAAAACATCCCTTCTCGAAACACACCAAACCTCATCATAAGTGATGTTAAAAATGTAAGGCAAAGAACTGTGTTCAAGCCAGCAATCTGAATTTATTATTACATTTATATCGTTTGGGAGAGAAACCTCTTTTATCAAGTCAAAATACTCCCTAAAAGTAGGTCTTCCGTCTATCAACTGTATTGAAGCAATATCTGGAAGACCAACCTGAGTTTGTTGGTAAGAATAAACCAACTCTGCGTCACGAACAGGGTCAGGATCAACATACAGGTTGTAAAAAATATTGATCATGTATGGAAATCTATGGTTGATGGAATAGACATCCAATGCGTGACCTTCCATGAAGAATCGTCTTCGCGGTCCCCGCACCAATCCGACCACCCAACCTCTTTTTGATACTTGACCTGAAAAACAACCTTCTGTCGGTGTTCTGGAAGTCCAACCTCACATAATCCAAGTACCCACACATTATCATCTGGCAACCAACCCTCTACCTTTATCCACGTATGCATAATCTTACTTCCTACCTCTCTTGCTTTTATGAAACTTCAAAGTCGAAGAAGCATCTTTACTACTTAAAGCATACTCAGGTGGAACTTCGTTGTCGTGAAATGACCTTACAACAAATGTATAATGATTCTCTGGATCTTTAGGAACCCTGTACTTAAACCCTACAAGAGCCACATCACACTTCTTATCCTTTGGGTCTGAAATATCCGGGGTAAGTAAGAAAGATCCCCAATGATCAATCAAATCTTCAGCAACGTCAACGATAATCCTCAATAGACACCTCCTGTAATTAAAAAAGCCCGTAGGATAACTGGAAGGAAAAACGAGTCCCCACTAAACTCGTACCAGAACCTTACGGCAACCGGCTTCCAGTAGATCAAACCCTACGGGCTACACTACTTTCTTTTTTCAGTTTTCGTAGAACAACAACTCTTAGTTCCATCAGGGAACTCGTAAGTAAGCGTTCTTTCTAACAAATCTACCTTTAACTTCTCCCCTGTCAAATTAAAGTACATTGTCATAAGTCTTATCATGTGTAAACTCAACTCCCTTACCAAGTCACTATCCGTCGTAAGATCAACTCCCTTACCAAGTCACTATCCGTCGTAAGATCCGAATTGATAATCTGCGTCAAAGAAACTACATCCCCGACAATTTTCTCTTGTTGCTCTCTCTGATCCCGCTGATTAACGGGTGAAGGCCGCACAAGATTTACCGTATTCAAAAAAGAAGACAATTCCACATCACTTACTTTCTTCTCTATAACTTCCTGTCCCTTATCTCTGTTCTTCCATGAAAAAACAAGCCAACGTGCAACATCAACTATACAATCAGACAAACTTATTCTCATACTCTCCTCCAATCACTATACCATTCCAGCAATATCCGACAAATACAGCTTCCCACTCTTAGCAAGCAACTCAAGTATCCTCTTTCCTATTACGTTTCTCAAGGGTGACTTTATAAACTTGAAAGCAACCTTAGTCATCTCTATATCAACCCTCTGCTGCTCTTTACCATCCAATTTCTTACTATTATCTACAATCAAAAAGTTTTCCCCTCCAAACAACGTCTGAAATCCTCCTATATTTCCCTGAACCTGATTCCATGCCTGTTTTACAAAATCCTCTGGAACACTTCTCTCCCTTTCTTCATTACGCTCAATAGCTACCTCCAAAGAGGTATTTACAAAAACCATGTATGTATCATACCCTATCCTCTCCATAGTCTCTTTCTGCTTTGTAATCTTCGCTAAATCCTTACCAGTACCGTCAATCACCAAAGGTAACATACCATTCACCCAATAACCCATACGAGTATCAGTAAGACGCTTCGCAGCCTCCCTTGCTGACAACTGCTTTGCATGAATCTCTTTGTTTGAAGGGTCTATGTCAAACGGAAGATTCTCTTTTTTCAAGTTTCTCTCAAATACAACATCAGAATTTACAAAATTAGCAAATCCAGCAAACATTTTCTTAGAGTAGAAGCTCTTGCCACTGCCCGGTCCCCCCGCCATAAACACACACTTGAACAAGTTCGCATCGTTTATGCTCTCTTTAATCTCATTATCCTTAACATCGTCTTCATACATATCTCTAAGAAGAGCTTTTACTGCCATAAGTTTCTCCTGTGTTTAATTGATTTCTGAAAGTAACACCTTCATCTTCTCTTGCTTACCCTGCATTAACTTCTCATAACAATCATCACACACCACGTCACACTCCTCTACAGGCTTATCAAATTCTTGCTTCATCTCGGCAATCGCCTCTTCGTCAGACCACGCTTTTTCAAAAGTACCTCCGCAGACACAACACTTGAAAGTATTGTCAGGCATAATTACTTCTCCACTCTTACGCTCAAGTTACCATTACACTTAGGACATTGAACCACAAACTCTCTTGTGTCTGGCTTATCAACATGATTGACGTTATAGATACCAAACTCGAAGACAAGAACATTCAGGACAATCAAACGTGCGGATATATGAGGATTATGGTCACTTTTGTAAAGATCAATCTGAGATTCAAAGTTTACAAAATTGATCCCATCCTTAAACTTACGAATAACATAGAAAAACGCAAGCTCCCAAGCATAGTTCTTAGATATTTTCGTTCCTATAACCACCGTTCTTTCCTTCCTTATTCTTATCTGGCTTCATCAACGAATGGTCAAGGCAATATTTCTTCCTTCGTACAACACGAAATTCAACAGTACACCCTTCCCACTGACACCGCCTCATAGAAGTATATCGTCTTTTGCTCTGTATTTTGGTTTCTTCTGTGTAATACTTGTCTATGTACTTATGTCCTTTACTTACTATCTCATCAATCCTTGACATAACACAACTCTACCTTACACCACAAGACAGAACATTACATAACTTAAAATCCTCTACATCTTTCTCAGCATCCAAACAAGCGTCACATCTTATTGACCACCCATTTAACTGCCTCAACTCGGTGTAAGATTTTTCTTCAGAAGGGAAAAGTCGGCACACAGGAACCTGTCCAAAAGTCTTAGTTCCAAAAAATTTACAAAACTTATTAGACTCACTGGCGCACGTTAAAGCACCACAATTAAGATCAAATCGTACTTCTATCATAGAAATCCCCTTACTTTGATCCCACTCTCTGCTTTCCGCACATAGGACAGAATTTTACACCGTTATCTGTTGCTGTACCTTCAGAAAAACACCACTTATCCCCACACTCAGTATCATAAGAGTCTGTTGTAGAGTCGTATATCCACTGACAAGTCTTCTTTGGCTTCGCACACACCTCTCCTTCCACTATGATCTCACCTCTTGGACGAACTGGAGGTGGTGGAGGAGGTGCCGGAACTTTCTTCATTCGCTCCAATTTCTCTGGTGACGGTAAGGATCGTGGCGCGTTTGTAGTCATTTCTCACCCACTACCTTCAACAAATCATCCATTGTCTCTCTGTCAGCAACAACTACAAAAAGACGCAAAAGATGGTCTACAGCATCTTTAAGTTCTACCCACTTAGCTTTGAACTTAACATAAAACTTCTCTGGTAACTCATACTCAGAATAGTTAATCTGCTTTTGCATATCAAAAATCTTTGTCTTAACAACAGCTTCAACATCAGAAACAAGTGAAGGTGAAACTACTAAACGAACTCTTCTATTCCAATACTCTACCGCTTCCTTCTCAGAGTAAACCAACCCACCACACGTAGCTCCACAATCACACTGCACTCGAAAATCACCAAGATCGTCAAGCTCCTCGTACATCTCAGGAGTACCGCCACAAAAAGGACAAGGCAGTAACCCCTCTACTGGATGGTCTGTCTTAACACTCATTGAAACTCCTTCCACACATAACCATGATTCTCTGTGTCAGGATCTACCTTCCACTTCTCATGTTCTAACCTACCATCATCCTGGTCTTCATTCTCTCTTATATCAGGCTCTTTACCTGCCCCATGAAGAAAATTCTCGTCATCCTCGTACCCCATATACTACGTTCTTTCTCTCTCAAAGGCACACAAGCAGTTTACATAAGACACTGAGTTATATCCTTTAGAACGAAATATCGGCCAGAACTTCTTACCATCAAACTCTGTTATCTGTTTTATCTTCTTTGGTATGTGCAACTCCCCATACTTTTCACCTTTTGGTATAGGAACACCATTCACCTCACACTGAGTATACCTCACCGCTTTCATGTGCAAATAGCGACGTTCAAACTCCTGCTTAGGCATCTAACAGCATTCTCCTCCAACGCTCAAGTGCAGCTACGAATTCCTCTTTTTTATCTTTACCTCTTCCACAAGCAACATCTGTCCCGTTAATAAAAACCACTCCCCACGGGTCAACGTCAAATAATTCCATGACTCTCTTAATCAACTTTTCGGGGTCTGTTGGCAATGCTTCAAAGTATGATTATCAAACATGTACCAATAATTTCTTTTTAGAGGACTCTTAGCCTTGCTAACCTCACGAATGAAAAACTTTGCCTGCTCAAGACCTTTAATGAAAGAGTCCTGATCAATACCCTTTGGGGCCATATTAGCTTTACACCACTCAATTTCCTTATCTACAGCATCAAGATACTCCTGCATATTCTTCCTCCATTATTTCTCAACCTATAGTGTCAAGCCGTGTTTTGGGCTTTAGCTGTTGTACGAAGTGGCGCAAATTCCGCAGTGTCCGCCACGCCTTATCCAACAGCGTGTACCAATGATAAACTATGAATGCACGCGGGAATCCTGACCAGAAATGCCACTTACCGCAATACGGATAGTTACAGAACGATTTACTTTCAATAATGAAACCTCTCCACATAAACTTCTACTTTCCGGCGCGGCCTATAAATTCAGGCTTTGCGCCATTTTGTACAACGTCTACGCAATGGGCGATAGTTTGCCCCTACAATTACACTGGCCTACCACGACCACATGTATGCCATCGGTGTCCTCAAAATAATGAGGGCAAATTTCGGCCCTTGCGGTGTTGGGTGCCGGTTTGTCAACCACCACGCGGTTGGCCGCGCTCCAACCGATCTCCGCACTCACCATATCTATCTGATAATCACCAGGCCCTTGCGTCTTCCACCACTCACGGAATGTCTTCGCGGCCATATCACCTCCAAAGTTGACAAACTGGCATCCCAACGTCTTGCGAAACGTGCGCCGTGCTACAGATTATAGTGGCACACCATACACGCTTCGCCGAGCGAATACCGCCCTGCACGCTCACCACAGTTCGGACATGGCGCACTTTTGCTGTTGGTTGTCTGTTGAGCGAGTACAGCGGTTTTCAGAGTTTGCCATGCTTCATCCGCAAGAACGACATTACCTACATGTATAGCACAATTTTTCTCGATAGCATCAATAGCCTCGATTGGCGTCATGGCATACTCCTATAATAAATTTTAGAGCGAAATTGCAAACAACGTTCCGGCAAATTGCCGAAGTGTGCATCACATTTTGGCATTTGCCTGTTGTGTGCTGTTTTTTGCGCCACCGCTGCTTTCAGAGGTTGGCGGGGATGGAACGAGCATCCAATGCGTTATTTTGCAATTATACTCGCAATGGCCAGCAATAAAATCCTGTGCGTGAATAGTCTCGATACTGCCGTTGTCAAAATGAACTAATATCGGGCCATCGTAATCCGGGACAACACCTTCACCTTTTTTGTACCACATAGCCAACCTCCTATAATTTGAAAGCGCAAAAAATTGCATACAACGTTTTGCTCTATTGCGACGTGCGTGACAACCACTTGTCAACCTTATTACGGTAGCACTCCGAACAACGCGGAGATTTGGTCCGCACAAAAACGCACTCTCCGCATGGCGTAATAGCGCTGTTGGGTGCCGTGGAATGAGCATCCGCCAGATAGTGGCCACAGTCGCTGCACAAAGAATAGTTGCTGTCCCGAACTATGCATACATCTCGCTTAATGCAATCAAGTTTTTTGTGGCCACCTATAACCTCCAAGCGAATGAATGGCATCCCAACGATCCGCGCTACTGGTTCCGTTGCTCGATCTCACGCAGAAAATCACAAAACCTCATTTTTTGCGCATCAGACCGAGAAGAAGACAATGCCAGTTTGCGCACGAGAGCAATGGCATCTATAGCGCTGTTGGGTGCCGTTGTTGACAATTCCTCCGGTTTGGAGGCGCAGCGATCGCACGAACCTGCCGGTATGCCGTGCTGACACCACCCGTTGAGCAATACGCTATCATTCATTTTGCGCCTCCTCGGCATATCGACTTGTCAACTATGGCATCCCAACGTCCGAGCAATGTACGCAGTGCTACTGCTTGTGACAAATCGGAACTCCGGTACAGCAACAACTTTTGATAGGATACTTGCAGCTCGCATACAGAGAGCATTGCGTACTTGCTTTGTTGGTGGATGTAAATCTTTCCACCATAGCGTTCTGTGCGGCATTCCAGACGTTGCTATACTTCTCCATATCTCCGCCGCCGCCAACGTTGCTCCACCACTGCTCAAATGTCATTTCCATGCCGCACCTACAATTCCAAAGAAAGGTTTATTTCCACCAACGTTTGCGCAACAGCCGAAGCCGCTACGCCCCCTTGCTACGCTTACGCGGTTTTGGCTTTGCGCTGTTGTTTGTTGTTGCCGTGCGCTCAACTGCTTTCTGCGCGGCGGCGATTTCGCTACGTAACGATTCAATAGCTTTGTCAACGCCGTGACCAAGGTTGTCCTTTAACATACTGTCGAAAAGCATAGAATACACTTGGTCGGTGATAATGTTTTCGGCGTTGACATAAGGATATCCAAACTCACGCATATTGCGGATAGCCGCAGAAATCAATTTATCTCGCATACATTCCTTTCCGCCGCGCCTATAATATGGTCGCACGGCAATTGCAAACAACTACCTCAATAACGCACTCTCAAACCGTAGACATTTCTCTTTTTCTCTCCTTAATTCCTTTACTTCCCGAAACTTACTTGCATTATCAACCTCTAACCAAGTAACCCTCTGTTGTAACCTGTCAATCTCTTTTCTTAACCAAGCAACCGCATCCGAAGTACCATTACGCTTATTATCCTTACTCTCACTCTCATTCTCACTTGTAAGTCTTTTTGCAATTCCGAGTAACCAAGTGTTATCCCTGAGATACACACGCGAATTTACAACAACATCAATGCCCCGCACCACAAACCTCTTTCAATTCAACTCTCTTATTCCATTGCGTCAAGGCAGGATAATGCATAACAACCCCACATCCACTACACTTCACAACCTGCTCATTCCCTACATCATTCTGTATCGACTCCCAATCTATATACGCTTTCCCGCCACAAAAAGGACATGGAAGTAACTTCTTCTTGTCTCTATCGTTAATTAAACCTTCCCACATTTCAACCTCACAAAATAAAACACTACCCACCATAATGACAATGATGACAGCAGTACCCGTTCTTTACAAGATGGTCACACTTAGGACACCTGTGGGTCACTACCCAAACTCTATAGTCAGCATTATCCCTAAGAAGCTGATCAACCTGAAGTTCAAGACTCTCAATTCTGGTATCCTTTGACTGTCCCGGCAAACACTCAGCCATACCTATCAGCCTTTTATCTTACTTTTAGATAAATACTCAGCTACTTCACGCCTTTCAGCCTCAAACTCTTCTCGCTCACTCAAATCAAAAACCTTGATCCCGTCCCGCGTCATTATTCTATACCCCTGACCAGCAGGACAAGACACGTCCTCCCAACCTATTTTACGTTTTTCAATCATACTTTATACACTACAACGAAACGGCTAACAGTTGCCGCAGCTTATTAACTACATAAGGTATAAAAATTTCACTCTCATTTTCATAAATACCAGAAAGCTCATTCATGTAAGCGGCAATTTCATCTCGTAGATGTTTCAGGGTATTCTCTTTGTCTTCTACCAACTCAAGCATCACACATTTTGCCTCTTCCAACATAGGGTTTGGCGCGTGATGCTCAATCAAAGTTGTAATAACAGACAGTGCCTCTTCTTTTGTCATCCGGCTCATACAACCCTGCCTTTCATTGGTTTTACTTACAGCATCCTATATGTCAATGATAATCCTTCTCATCCTGCTCCCATCCATCCTCAGACCTCAACTCACTTTCCTCCACACCCAACGCCTCAGCCGCTTCCTCGTATCCCCAAGGGTATTGATCTTGCCTGTACCGCACACCCCCACGTCTTTCCAACCCATGCTTAAATACCCTCGAAATAAACTTCTCCCCCGATGCACCTTCTACCAGTGCAAAATACACAAAATGCCCTACGTCCAGTTTTACCCGGTATCCTGTCCTCCATTGAAGCTGGTGTGATTGTATTGCATCAACCTCAGATGTACCTTCATACTCAAGCCACTCAGACAAATCAGGCTTCACATACCTGAATTTGAAAATCATACTTACACCCCATCCTACTCATATACCATCACGCATCCGTAACTTCAACTCCAGGAAATGCCTCAACAAATTCTACGCGCCGCTCGGTCAGATTTTCCCAGAACGTCACCGCCTCATCTACACACAACGGCTCTATGCGGTCCTGTTCGCCCTGCCATTGCGTCAGATGCACCGCGAAGTATCCACCCTTGGATGTACGATACAGGAAAGTCTGCCGCCCGTGACGTTCGTAGTTGTGGCCGTCCCAATAATCATTCCCGGCAATCAACGTAGCAGATTCAGTGCTGTACTTCTTGCGGTCAATAATCTCAGTCATTGATACAGGTTTCATACTCGGTACTCCTTTGGGGGTCTTTGCCCCGGTTTATGTGTGGTCTGTGCCACTATACTACTACAACATCAAAATCAAAAATCTTGTCTTACACCTCTAATATACCAAACATCATCAGCAAAGTCAACAGAAAAATAAATTAAATCTACGAAGCTACAACACCCTATCAGTATCAGTTGCCTCTACACCCGACAGATCAATTATCATCCTCTTATACCTGTCATACTCACTATCAGGAATTGTTGCTTGGCACCAACTCAAGACCTTCCATGCCGTCGCACATTCACCATTCACTACTAACATATCCAGACATTCCTTCACAAACGGGTCCATCTTACCTGCCTTTCTCTAAAATTTCAGCACTCCTCAATTACGTCTTCACAAAGCGTAACTATTACCGGCTTGCCCTCTTCTTCAATAGTCTTCCAATAAGTTGGGAACTCAACTACATACACTCCAACACAAGGAATAGAAATAACTGCCCCTCGTGATTGTTTTGGAAGAAGACTTCCATCAACCTCTATAAAATCCTTTGTCTTTACAATCTGATGTTCAACAAACATTCAGCACCCCTCGACCTTGCACCCGTTTCTCAGTGCATAGGTAGTTGCTTCTTCCTCACTGTCAAACTCATCAATCCACACATCATTTGTCTTAATCTTCCAGCAACTTCGCACATCATCCAGATAGATCACGGCTTTTTCTTTTGCCATACCAGCATCTCCTGTCTTAGGTTTCTATTCACCCGGATTTTTGGAAAAATCCGTCTTACCGCACCCTCCAAAACTTGTCTGCCTCCATCTTGCTCAACACACGTCCCCCGCTCTTACCAAAAATCTCAAACCACAGGCCACGGTCTTCCATCACGCCCCACGTTCCCCACTCTGGGTGATCAATACACTCTATCGAACAAGCCCTGACACGGATTTTTTCTGATGTATTGATTTTCTTGCTCATTCTCTACCTCCTTAGTTTAATCAACCTCATTAACCCTATCAACCCTATCAACCCTATCAACCCTATCAACCCTATCAACCCTATCAACCCTATCAACCCTATCAACCCTATCAACCCTATCAACCCTATCTTGTCTTTTTTCTCTCCCCTGTCTTACACCTATAATATACGCTATTTCGCCGGGAAAGTCAAGTTATTTCTAATCAAAATGCAAGTAATCCTTGCTATTTCCTGCAAACAGCAACAACATCAATGGGTTACAGAGGTTATTTTTGTGGTTTTTGCCCGTATTTTTGAGCTATATCCAATGATCTTACACCATCTTCCTACATTACATCACATATTACTGCCCTTACTACTTCTTGTCTACATCACCATCAGCTTCCTTAATAACATCCTCCAAATCCTCACCCTCCAAATCCTCACCCTCCAAATCCTCACCCTCCAAATCCTCATCCTCTACATCTGAAATAACATCATCTGAATCCTCCACCGGCAACGGCTCCTCTATACACCCCAACATCTCATAGTAATACCCCGTATGCCTCCCTACAAACCCCGTTACATCTACCAACTTGTCAAACCTGTGACACGCCTCCCGCTTCGCATACTCTACTTCCCCCACGCTTACATCCCATACAATACCCCCCCTATGATACCTGATCAACGCTACATCAACGGTAATCTGATTGACGGTAATCTGATTGACGGTAATCTGATTGACGGTAGTTTTTATCAAAAATCAACATTTTTTGACACTAGACGCCCTACCATTTTCACGACCCCCGCCAACAGGCCCCATAGGGTAAGTCGTCAAGTATATTTTTAAGAAAAGTTAAAAGAACTATCTACCCTTACCTTCCCCCACCGTAGCATCAGCCAAACATTCCCTTATGTACTCTTCAGGGTGATAACCTATTACCCTATCTACTTGCCTACCCTCTTTGTAAATTACCAATGTAGGTACTGCTGTAATCTTATGTAGCTTGGCTTGTTCAAAAAAACCCTCATACTCCTCTACATTTACTTTACAGAATTGAATTGCAGGAAACTCTTTTTCAAAATTCTCTATCAGAGGAAGAATTCTATTGCAGGGGGCACACCATCCAGCATGAAACAACACCGCCACAACACCCTCACCATGAATCACCTCATCATACTGCAACTCTTTCAACAATCTCATGGTGTCACCTTCCTTACTTCCTTCTTATGTTCCTTACTTTCAGCCTTCTTACCAAACATGTGTGTGGACATCAAATCCGCGCCATGTATCAAAGCTGAAAACTTTGTCATCCCACTACCATCACTCATATAACTGTACGGGCTTGACAAGTTACAAGACCAACCTCCGTGATGGTGTG